CGGCGGGGGCGAACGAGGCGAAGGGGTCGTTGTTGGCGGTCATGCGTTCTCCTTGTTGGCGTTGGTGTTGGCGGATTCGGTGTTGTGGGCGAGCGACCAGATCTGTGACATGGTCGGGTTGATCAGGTGGTCGGGGAAGGAGCGGGTGCGCCGCTTCGTGATGGCACCGGGCAGGAAGAAGGCGGCGCCCACGGCGGGCTTGCCCTTGTCCTCCCAGGACCGCATGAGAGCGACGAAGTCGAACTTCGAGGGCATGTGCTTGCCCGACTGGTTGCCCTTGAAGGCGGGCCCCACCTGCGTCTCTCCTGTGACCGAGTTGGTCGTGCGGTCCACGTGAGTGATGACGATGAGGTTGACGCCGTCGACTCGGCGGAAGGCGTCGACGAGGGTCACCACGTTGTCGTAGGCGGAAGTCCACGGAACGTAGTTGTTGCCAGGGTTGGCGGCCTTAGACTCGTTGACGATGAGCTCCTGGAGGCTGTCAACGGAGTCGAGCACGACGGTGCGGTAGGGGAACGACCCGGCTTGCATGGCGGGGCGCACGACCTGGTAGATGAACTTGTTCGTCTCAGCCCAGGTGTCCAGGTGGACGATCGTCAGGTTGTCCAGGTCGCCCCAGTCGCGCAGGGGGAGGGTGCCCCTCTCGAAGTCGAGGTAGAGCACAGGGCTCATCTCCTCAACCTTGGAGGCAGTGGCGGACAGAGAACTCTTGCCGCTGCCAGCCCCTCCGTACAAGAGTACCGAGATATCTCTGAGCTCCTGCGGATCCTCCGCCTTGAAACCGGCCGCCGCGAGCATCTTATCGAATGCCGCTGTCGACATCAGGCCGCCTCCCCGTCGCCCTCATCGAGCGGGAACAGCGCCAGCTGCTTCCAACCCGGCAGGAGCAGAGTGTCGACCAGCTCGGCGCCCTCGACACCGCGCAGGCGCCACAGGGCCACCAGGCGCTCCAGGTCATCCTCGGTGCGCAGGTTGACCTCCTCGCCCCGGCTGGTCAGCGTGCACTCGATGCGGTCATGCCTCCTCGTGCCAGCCGGACGAGTCAGCGCGAGGACGAGCGGCTCGGTGTCGATGCTGAGCTCATTGGTGATGGTCCACATCGTGGTGCTGTCTCCGCACAGGAGCCGCACCTCCTCGCCGTCGCTGACGATCAGGCCGGGCAGCCGCCCCATCCTCTCCAGGGCACGCTCAATGCCCCTGGTGCGAATCCTCGAACCCTTCATCGCGCCTCCCTTTCGATCCACTTGAGGACCTCGTCGTGGTAACCCACGTAAGCCCGCGTCCAGCCCATCGACTCGCTCCACTCGAAGATGGCAACGGTTCCGTTGCCCCCGGCGACCAGTGCCAACTGACGCCCGTCCTTGGTGTACACCGCCCGATAGCGGCCCAGGTTGTTGCGGGGCCGATCGAGCACCCACCCCGCCTTTTCCAGAGCCTCTTCGATCATGCCGATCATGGCATACCTCCCCATGCGGCCATGTCGGCCTCCTCCTTCTTCAGTCGCTTGCAGCGGTAGCAGCCGGGCGAGGACTCGTACTCCCCGCTCGACACCCCCGCCTCTTCACTTCGAACCCGGGCCACGAGCTCGCTGAAACGGCCCAGGACGGCCTCGGCGACGACCCGACGGTACTGGAACACCAGCACCCTCGCGCAGCCCGGCAGAACGTCCGTGGACGCATCACGCGGGATCATGAGCAGGCTCGCCCGCTCCACCTCGTAGCCGTCGCGCTCCAGGGCGTAGCCGTAGAGCATCATCTGCGCGTAGTACTTCCACGCGGTCTCCCAGATGATCTTGTCCCGGTCCATCAGGACCGACCCGTCCAGGCGGTTGTGCACGACGGAGGAGACCCCCGCCATGCGAGCCTTCGACAGGACCTTCCAGTCGATGACCTCCCTGCGCTCGATGTCGAACAGGTCGACGGTGCCCCTGATCGGCCCGTAGCCGTCAACCTGGGCGACGTCGACCCGCTTCTCCACGAGGATCAGCCCCGCCCGCCCCTCCGGGGAGTTCGACAAGCGCCCCTGGGCGAGCAGGTGGAAGGCGGTGCCGAGCAGCGGGGCGAGCGGGGCGCCCGCCCTCTTGTCCTCGTAGGTGCCCCGGATCTTATCGGCCAGGCAGCGGTCGCACACCTCGCCGAGTTCGGAGGGTCCGACGTGGCGCTGCCGGTCCCGGTCCGTGGGGGCGCCGACGATATCCAGCGCCCGGCCCGTGGCCTCAGAACCCCACATCGTCGCCCTCACTCCGAACCCGCTGCACCAGGTAGGGTTCGCCGGGCTCGCAAGCCTGGGCGTAGATGTCGGGGAACCGCTCCTTCAGGGCCCCGGGGTCGATGACCTCCTTGTACACGCCCATCCGTTCGTCCGTCGACACGAGCCTCTCGTAGAGCAGGGCGGCAGCGACGAAGGGGCGGAAGTGCGACCGGCGGGTGAGCACGGCGCCGTCGTAGCGGTCGAGTCCCCTCCTGGTCATCTCGGCGGTGATCGCCTGGTTGAGGCCAGTCAGCTGCCTGTTGACGGCGGAGCGGGCCTCGATGAGCCCGGCCCGTCGTTCGATCAGTTCAGACAGTTCGTCATCGTTCACGTACTGTTCCTCTCTTCCTTCTAGATGAGCCCTGATTCCGTCAGGGCGCGGTGCCTTTCGGCAAGTCTTCCGACGACGGTGTCGTCACTGGTCCCGGGGCACTGCACCAGGTAGCGCACGACGCCCCGTTCCTGGCCGGAGCGGTGGAGCCGCCCTTGGGCTTGCTCGTTGATGATCAGGGAGGAGTCCCTCGACAGCCAGATCTCCGTGTGGCAGTCCGTCTGGAGCCCGTCGACGCCCTCGGCGATGGCGGACACGACGGCCAGGAGGATCTGCACCTCGTGGTCGTCGCGGAACGTGCGCCAACCCTCATGGTCGTCCCCGCTGACCTGCTCCACCCGGTAGCCCGCCTTCTCCAGGCGCCACCGCAACGGCACCAGGAACTTGCGGGAGTGAGTGAAGACGATGACCCGCTCGTCGCCGACGTCCTGAAGGATGTCGAGCAGGGCGTCGATCTTGCCGCTCTTGGAATCCTTGTCGAAGGTGACGACCTCCTTCACCCCGCCGGTGGACGTGGTGTAGTCCATGACGATGGGCTGGGCGAGGGCCGCCTGCTGGAGGCGGGTGTCGAGAACAACCGGGAGGTTGACGGCCACGGGGTGGTCGTCGAGCCAGGCGATCGCCTTGTCCCGCCACGCACGATAGATGCGCTTCTGTTCCCGGGTCATGGTCGCGGCCACGCGGCGGATGTCGACATCAGCCAGTTCGGGCAGCGCCTCCTGACGGGTGACCGACACCCAGCACGGCGTCGTGGCCCGCACTCGTCCGGGCCACTTCTCCTCGCCGTAGAGCTTCCCGTACCCGGATTCGGAGAATGGGTTGAATTGCGACTTGAAGAAGAAGTCGGCGAAGCGGGTGAAGGATGTGTAGCATACGGGCCACAGGAAGTGCAGGGCGCCGAAGATGTTGACAGGCAGGTTGGCCGCCGGGGTTGCCGACAGGGCCAGTCGCCGCTTGGCCCGGATGCGGCACAGGACCTTGGAGTTGAGGGATTTGTAGTTGCAGGCGCGGTGCACCTCGTCGGCGATGACGACGTCGAAGAGGGTACCGCCGAAAGCATGGGTGTCGGGGGCGGAGACCATCTTGCCGGTGCGGTTGTCCTTCTTCTTGTGCTTGTTGCGAGCGGTCATGAGGGACCAACCGATGAAGAAGACCCCCTTCTCGTTCCTGTCCCACAGGGCTTCGAGGTTCGCCTTCCTGTCCGCACCCTTGGCCGCGCACTCGCGCAGCTCCAGGCCCCAGACTTCACGAACATGCCGTCGCCAGCCGTCGATGGTGTGCAGGGGCGCGACGATGAGGATGCGGGCGCCCTCGGGTTCCTTCCCCTCTTCTTTCAGACTCCGCTCGGCGCAGGTGAGAGCCACCAGAGTCTTTCCCGCTCCTAAGGCGAGGGCCAAAAGGCCTGTGCCCCCGGCGGCGGCGACCTGTTCGACCGCCGCCGCCTGGTAGTCACGAAGCTCCATCGCTGCGCTCCCGCTCCAGCTTCTTGAGCGTGTTGCGGGCCAGGTCCTCAACGTCGACAGCCACATCATGGATGATGCTGTCGACACTGTCGCCCCGGTAGTAGATGACGTCCCCGTAGCGCTGGTAGCCCATGTGCTCGCCATCGGTGAGCATACTGGGCTCGCTCACGTAGAAGGCCACCTCCAGCACCACGGCCCCGTGGTCGCGCAGGTAGTAATACGGGCCGCGGATGTTGCCCAACACGTACCACAGCCAGGGGTGTTCCAGGCGAACGCACACGTCCGCACCGCCCTCGTCATCCCACTTGTCGTCCTCCGTGGAGGCGGCCGACACCCGCACCGGCGGGAAGTCGCTGGGCAGGTGCGCCTTGAGCCGGTCTTCGATGTAGTTGTCCATCTCTTCCCTCTCTTCCTCGTTGCTTACTACTTGACGGGGATGTCGATGTTCATCAGCGACGGCAAGATCCGCTCGACGATCAGGTCCGGCCTGTCGAGGCGGGCGACGTCGAGATTGATCTCGATGAGCTCCCCCGCCCGCCCAGTGCGCCGCATCAGCGTGAGCACGTCCCAGGCGGTGATGGCGGCCGTCCACTCCTGACCACCCATGATCCACACGATCATGCACAGGCCCTCGGCCCCCTTGCTCTCGTCGGTGGGCAGGGGCCTGTACCCCTTGCGGATCATGACCACGCGCAGACCCAGCATGGCCAGGGCCAGCTCGTTCGTCCTTTTGTCCTCAGCGCTCATCGTCGTCCTCCTTCTTTGCCACATCGGTTCCGGCCGGGGCCTCGTAGGGGTTGATCCGCAGCATCCACTGCGTGCCGTCGGGGGCGTCGTCGAGGCGAGCGAAGCCCACGGGGCGGTGGACCAGGGCGCGCTGGGCGGTGGACGCCAGGACCACGGAGTGCGCCCAGGACTTCCACGCCTCGCGCTCCTTCTCGCCGCCCCAGGCCTCGCCCATCTCCAGGATCCTGCTAAGCAGATCGTCCAGGTCATCCCAGCGCACTCGCCGAGCCTCTCTCGTGTCCCCGCACCACAGCTCGATGCGGTCGTCGGTGTAGGGTCGTCCGGGCTTGTTGAAGTACTCGAAGTTCACCGCCGCCCCCTGGCCGGAGTGTAGACAACGGACCAGTTCTGGCCGTCGGGGGCGTCGTCGATGATGCTCGTGGCCTCCTCAGTGCCACCCAGGGAGTCCATGGCGTCGCGCTGGGCGACGAGGCGGTCGGCGAACACCGTCCACTCCATTCCCTCGATCTCAGAGGTCCGGGTGATGGTCTTGACGACACCGCGCAGCTTGGCGACGGTGACCTCCTGGCCGTTGCGAATGATCTTCGTGTTGAGCATGTTGTTGTCCTTTCACTCGGTGGGGTTGTTAAGGTCCCAGATAACGTAGCGGGGCAGGGCGCCCCCGGGTGCGATGCGCTCGACACCGTGCTGCCGGGGCGTGTCGACCGTGACCTGCACAGACCCGTCCTCGTTCGCGGCATCGGGGGACATGCACACGGTCCCCTGCGTCGTCGTGATGATCGTGGCGCCGTTGCCCGTGCGCTCGATGACGTGCGGCCCCAGCCGCTTGGCGGCGTCGGCGGCGATCAGGCGGATCGTCTGGTCCGCCAGGGCGCTGATCCCCGCGTCTACGGCGTCGTTGTAGTAGTCGTAGTTCCTCAGGTCCAGGAAGGGCCCCATGCCGGAGTCCCTGAGGCGCACCGTCCCCTTGCGAACGTTGAACTTGTAGATGCCGTCGAGCGACCGGGCCAGGTAGGGCAGGATGTCGTCGGTGAACGCCCGCTCGGTGAGGTACATGGCGGCGATGTCATCGGTGATGTCCTGGTCGCGTCCGCCCGACCAGATGGTCATGCTGCCGAAGGTGTCCTCGTAACGCCAGGCGGTCCGCTCGTCCCAGTCGCAGGTGACCTGCCCGTCCCGGAAGTCGACGGCGCTGCGCAGCGCCCGGGGCAGGTGGCCCTTGATCCGCTCTTCCGCGCTCCTCACAGCAGGGCCCCCTCGCAGTCGACGCGGACCTCGAAGGGGAGGTCCTCGACGACGTCGTTGAAGCGGGGGTGGTGGGCCAGGTCGTCGACGGCCTGCCAGTAGTCGAAGTCCCCCTCGCCCGCGTTCGGGTGCCCGAAGGGGTAGGCGGGCAGCCCGTCCAGGTGCATGTTGGTGACCCCCGCCACCAGGTTCTCGATGTCAGCCGCCATCGTTGTTCCTCTCTTCCTCTTCTCCTCCCGGCCGCGCCAGGAGGAAGACCTTCCATGTCTCATCATACCGGTATACCCCGCCGTCGGCGAGTACTATCTCGTTCTCGTTTAGTGCTGCGATCCCCAGGCCCCGCTCGCAACTGATCCGCACCGAACGGTCGTACTCGCGCAGCCTCTCGTCGGCCTCGACCAGCAGCTCCCGGGCCGCCCTCTGCGAGCACCTCGACACCCGCCTGGTGATGTGGATCTGCCGGTGCTTGACGACCAGGCCGCGCAGCGGACTACCGAACAGGGCCAGCATGTAGGCTCCGTCCTTGGTCCTCACTCCGCGGGCGTGCTCCAGGAGCTCGACGTCGTCCAGCGGCACGCCCGCATGCTTGGCCAGCACCCGGGCCAGGCTGTCCACGTACGTTCGTCGGGTCACGCCTCGTCCGCCTCCATCTCTTCACGAAACTGCTCCTCCATCTCGCGCGCCCAATCGGGCATGCAGTCGTATCGGATGAACTCCACCAGGGCATCGGGGTCATCGACGAACTGCTTCTTCAGGACGATCTTGGTTACCCACCCTTCTCGGATCGTGTCGAAGACGAGGGCGGACAGGCGGAAGAACTTCGCGTTCCCCACCGGTCCGTCCACCTCCCTGATGAACTCTCCGAGCCAGTAGTCGGCGTGCCCTTGGGTCTTCCAGAACTTCGGCGGCGTAAGGTCGCTCATCGGTTCTCCTCCTCTTCCTTCTTCGCGTCCCCGTCGATCAGCCAGTCGATGGCGGCGTGCATCTTCTCGTAGTCCTCGGGGCTCATCATCGCCTCCGAGGCCCGCTTGACGAAGAACGTGTCGCTGTTCTTGGCGGAGATCCGGGTGACCATGCACCGGGAGCCCCCGTCGGCGGGGTAGCGCAGGTCGACATCGAGGTTCAGCGCTCGGCCGGAGCGCTCGTTAACGAAGATCCAGTCGGAGTCGGGGTCCTGGTGCACGTCCGCGAACCCCTCCTCCGGCTGAAGGTCGATGTTGTCCACGATGGTCTCGCGGATGAACGACCTCACATCCAGCGCCCCCTTGTCGTAGGCGTCGGCGAGCACGTAGCGCAGGTCGTCGTCGATCTCGACAGGGCCCTCGTCGTTGTAGTGGATCTTCCCGTCCTCGCGCTCGCCCCCGGCCAGGACCTGGATCATGTCGAGCGCGGTGCCGTTGATGTCCCCGGCCAGTTCGCTCATGGTCTCGTCCGTCTCCTTGCAGCTGCCGGTCCAGCCGGCACCCGACCTCATCCAGTCCGAGGTCCACCACTGAAGGTCGGGGGCGTCCTCGTCTGCCCCCTCGTCCCGGCCCCACTGAAGGTGGATCGTCTCCTCGCTGTGCGCCATGTCCGCGTCGGCCAGGTCGATGACCAGGCGGGCGTGGCCATTCTCCCCGGGGATGAGTCTCAGATCGTTGTCCTCGTCGTCCGCTCGGCCGGGAAAGTAGACGCCGACGCCGTAAGGCAACGCTCGATCGAGGGCCTCGGACAGTTCGTCCCAGTCGTCCGTCGTCTTGTTGTTCACGATGATTCCTTTCTCTCTTCGATCTTGTGAACAGGCCCCCGGGGAGGACTCGAACCTCCGCATGCCGGAACCCTCCGGCCGGGGGCGCCCGTCAGCGCTTCAGCAATCTGCGGGCGGTGACACCCGAGGCGATCAGCCCCAGGCATCCGTAGGGAACCCCGGCCCGGCGCACGTTGCGTCCGGGCGTGAGGATGTCGTCGCGCTCGGGGAACAGGTCCCCGACCGTCTGCTGCACCATCCGCGTCACGACCAGGAACGTGTCCTCCCGGTAGGGCGGGAGGAAGGCGTGCGTGGCCCGCCCCTTGCACGACACCGGGATGACCGTGACCCCTCGCCACCCGGGCGTGGTGGCATTGACCGAGGTCATGCCCTCGTCCCGGTGTCGGACGGTGGGCGAGTTGCCGTCGGAGGGGAGCACCATGAGGGTGGTGTCCCGGTCGGCGGGGTCGATGATGCGTAGCTGTCGGCCCGTCATGTTGAGGATTCGTGCCATCAGCTCTGCTCCCTCTTCTTCGCCAGGAACCTCTTGACGAAAGCGAGCAGCGCGTCAGGGTTCCTGCGGAAGGGCTCCCTGAGAACGAGCATCACCCTCCAACCGCGTCGGGTGACGACAAAGATCTCATCGCACAGGTTCACCACATCGTCGATCGACCACAATTCGTAGTCAACCGTGTCCGAGATGAAGTCCGCGAGCCACTTTCGCGCCTGCCCCTTGTGGTTCCAGTACCTCGGCGGAGTGTGGTTACTCATGTGTTCCTCTCTTTCTTGTGGTTGGCGTTCAGTTGGCTTCCAGGTTCTCCGTCACCCGGCCGAGCAAGGCGGCGATGGCCTCCCCGCTCTCGCTCGACAGCCCCGTGGGCCGCTCACCGGGGCAGAACTCGACGGCGTCAAGCTCTCCGTCGGGGGCGGGGCGGACGTCGACGCGCCCAAAGGCGTAGACGGAGACGACCTTGACCGGCAGGTAGGACTCCTTGTCCCAGATGCGGTACTCCGTCCGCTCGTCCCGCCGGTCCGTCGTCGTGACGGTGTACCGGGGGCTGTAGAGGACCCAGAAGTGAAGCGCGTTCCCCACCCAGCGGCACACCCGCCGGTAGGCGATGAGCCGGGTGGCGCTGTCCAGGCGGACCTGGGTTTCGCGCCATCCCTTCACTTCCTTGTCCCACACGTCGACGAGGAGGTAGGCCTCCTCCGGGTCCGTCTCGGGGTTGAACCAGAAGACCCTCCCCGCACTGATGATCAGGTGCCGATAGAAGCCGAAGCCCTCCAGCCACGCGTGCAGGACCTTGTCGACGATCCAACCGATGGTCGCATCCTCCCCGATGTCGCGCTCCTCGCAGGACTCGTGCTCGACGATCAGGTCGAACTCGGGCACGATCTCGAAGTCGAGCCCGTGGAAGTCCGTGGGGATGATCCCGTTCCCGTTCACCCTTCCACCCGGCTCCAGAGCCTCGTTCAGACCCGGGGGCAGGTGCCTCACGATGTCGGCCCAGGCGGCCTCGGCGCTCCCGCTCACCTGTCCTCCCCCTTCTCACTACGGCCGCCGCTGACGGCGGCCACGATGATCGCCTGCATGTCGCAGAACGGGTACGACACGCCCCGCGAGCCCATGGTGATGTCGACAGAGCCCAGGACCTCCCCCTCCAGGGTGGACAGGGTGACCTCGGCCTTCCCTTGGTGGGTGCGGATCTTGATGGTCCTCTCCGGCAGGTTGATGTTTCCCATCCCATGGGAGGGGAACACCGCCACCGTGAAGGGGACCTCCTCAAGGAGGAAGAAGTCGACCATGGTCGTGAATGCCTTGCGGGACAGGGCTCGGTCGGCCTGCTCCTGCACGTACTCGGTGAACTCGCCCATGTTCTTCGCCTCACAGGCGGAGTCGCAGAAATCTGCGATGATCACCCCGTCCCACTCGAAGTAGGGTCCCGTGCACCACGCGCCGGGCAGGTGGGCGCGGACCTGGTTGGAAGCCTGCCCCTCGATGACGTCGGCGACCTGCCTCGGAGTGACGCCCGCCAGAGTGCGTCCGTCGGTGCCGGGCTCGTCGACGAGCAGGTTGAAGCGGGTTCCGCTCTTCCCGCCGTCCTTCGAGAGCATGGGGTAGTTGTACAGGGAGGCGATGTGCTCCTCCTTGTACGGCCACACGGTGAAAATGTCAATGTCGTCGGGGTCGGCCATCGGGTAGGCCGACACGAACCCGTCCCGCCCGAGCAGCCCGGGCAGCCTGTCCTTCACCTCCTCCCAGAAGCCGGCCATCTCCTCGCTCATCTCGATCCTGTCGTCAGCCGACATGGCTCTCCTTCCTCGCGATCACATTGTTCAGGAACAGGACGGCCCGGTCGCGGGCCTCCTGGACGTCGGGGGTTTTGTAGGCCAGGTGGAAGCACAGCCCCCGGCCCTGCGGGTCCAGGATGTTGACGTCGATCAGGCCCTCGTCGTCGGGGGCGACGACGACCTCGACACTCCCGTGCCCGCCGGTGAGGAACCGGATCATGTTCGGCGTGGACTCCCTGGTCACCTGGAGGGGGATGTCGTCCTCCATGTCCATGGCGAACTCCACCACCCAGCACTCGGCGGCGAAGCGACGCACCTCGTCCCGGTACTCGCGCAGGTCCGTGGAGTTTGCGCCATCAAAAGCCTCATTGATGCGGTTCGTGATCCAGCACAGGCCGTCGTACTCGTCCCAGACCAGCGGAACGCTCCCGACGAGGACCCCCAGGGCAGAGCGGTACACGGCCAGGGCGATGGTGTACGTGTAGTCCCGCTCGTAAGGAATGGGGTCCCCGCCCCCGATTTTGAATGGAGTGAAGACGTCCCGACCAAGGCCCTCACTCTCGGCGATAAGGCCCAGCATCTTGTCCCCGCCGACGCCGCGCAGGGTGACAACTCCCGTGTTCAGATCCAGGCGCAGCATGCGTACCACAGCCTCGGAGGGGACCTCGGCCAACACGTGCATCCAGATCCTCGTGCGCTCGTCGAACGTGTCCCAGGTGATCTCGTCGATCACGATCGACCTCCCTTCCTCTGCTCCCGCAGGTCCCGGATCGTCTCGTGCAGCACAAGGAAGTTGGCCAGGGCGACAACCACCTCCGCCTCCCGCACGCCGCCGCGCTTGAAGGTGACCCGCCGGCCCTTGTCGTCGGCGTCGTGGTACGTCGCAGCGATGCTGTCCTCCTCGGGCCCGGCCAGGTACAGGGTCGCATGCGCTCCCCCGCTTCCGGGGATCTCGATGTTGGCGTAGGACCGCTTGCCGCCCGTGACGCGCGCCGACGGGACATCCCGGGTGACCTCCGCGATGAATTGCTGAATGGTTCTCAAGGCTCTCGTCTCCTCTTCTCTTTCCTCCGGTTCTCGGGGGGATGCCCGGAACCCGTGCCGGGAGGGGGAGTCGAACCCCCGCGCAATGACCGTCCCGGCTGTTTTCGAGCGGGATCACCACTCGAAGATGTCAATGCCCTCATCGAGTCCGAAGAGGTTGAAACGTCCCGGCGTCGGGCCGCCACACACCGTGCAGTTGACGGGTCCATTCATCTTGGTCGCCCGTCCAGCCCACCGTGGGTGTCGGGACTTGTCCCGCCAGCAGTCGAAGCACATGGGGCCGTACCGTCCGGGGGCTGTCGGCGCGTCCAGCACGACATAGCCCTCTCGCCTCAGGATGTACCGGACGATCTCCCACATCCTCGGGTGCGAGGGGTTAACCCCAACGGCCCGAAAGATCCTCCCCGGATGCACCACGAAGTGCATCCAGTACTCGGGCAGGTCGTGGTTCTCCCCGCGCCACTGGCTGTGGATGATGGGTGCCGCGATCTTGCAGGCTTCCACGATGAGTTCACGGATCGGGTCACCACACATAGATGGTCACCTTCCACGTGGCGCCGCCGACGGTGCGACAGCAGTCGACACAGACGGCTCCCGCCCAGGACGGGTCCGGTACGGTCCCGACCTTGCGAGACTCGTACTTGTACCGTGCTTCGCATCGGGGGCACAGCGGCCCGTAGTGGCGGTTCCCGTCGTCGGTCCAGTTCGCGGGGAGGATGACATAACCCTCCTCGTTCAGAGCGGGCTCCAGGAAGCCCCGGAGCACGGGCTCGGCGAGCGGGTTCCTCCCGTCGTACGGCTTCCTGCCGAGGAGGTCGTTGGCCAGGCGGCGCAAACCCTCCCAGGTGAGCACGTAGTCGGCCCAACTGGGCGCCGGGTTCCACTCGGGTGAGGCGTCCGCCTCCAGGGCCTCGACGATCCGCTCGATGAGGGCGTCGGTGCCGGTCTTGGCCTCGTTCTCGTCCATCGTTCTCTCTTCTCGTTGGGTTGTTGTCGTTGCTGTTTCAGTCCTCGAACGCGAGGAACGACACGGCCGGGGCGAGCAGGTCCTCGTCCCGGATGACGCCGTAGTCCGCTGCCGCGACCGTCCGGCCCTCCCGGCCGGGGCGCCCGCCCAGGAAGATCGAGGCCATGGGCTCGTACCCGTAGATCTCTACGGTGCGGTCCTTGCGCTTCACGATGTTCCTCCGGGTTCCCCACGCAACCGTCGTGTCCTTCTTCCCGGTCCGTCGATTGACCGCGTCGCGCAGGGCGTCCGCGAGGGCGACCCGGTACTCGAAGCCCGCGGCCCGGAGCAAATACTGCTTCAGGTCCACAACCTGCTCGAAGCTGGGCAGGTGCGCTCCCTTCCGTCCCGTCGGCGCCCAGAGGATGTTCTCCCGCTTCTCGTCGAGTTCCAGCGGCGGCGTGACGGCCAATGGAAGGGACGCCAGGACCGCCTCGAAGGCGGCGTCGGTGAGTAAGCGGGCGATCCTCTCGGCCTGTTCCGGCTCCAAGGGGACGGGCCGCAAGGGCCAGCGGTTCATGATGACGACGTCGCGCTCGTAGCCGTCCCGCCGTCGGTTGATACTGGCCAGGATGTGCGTCGGTCCCGCCCAGCACTCACGGAGGATGACGGCGCTTTCGCGCAGTTCGACACGCCCTCTGAAGGGCGCGGGGATCAAGTCGAGCACCTGGCCCCAAAGGCGCTGCTCATCCTTCTCTTCCTCGGTCATCGTTCTCCTCTCTCCTCACTTCCGGTCCCGGAACAGGGCGGAGTACATGTCCGCCCGGATCTCGGCGTCCAGGTCGTCCCCTCCGGCGAAAAGGTGCTCGGCCCCGTGGGTGAAGGCGTCTCGGGTGGCCTTGAGGTCCCTCCGACTCATCGAGGACAGGGCGAGCCTGATAATCATGTCCGGCCTGATGCCATCAGGTGCGTCCCAGTCCTCGAAGATGAACCGCAGAGCGTTGCGGGCCTCGCCCAAGTGTCCCGCGGCCAGGGCGTCGCGCACGAAGCGAGCCTGCTCGTTCAGCCACGTGGTCAGATTCATGATGATGCTCCTCTCTTCTCGTTTAGCCTCGTGCTCCCGGCGGGGCTCGAACCCGCTTCGCGGCCTTCATGTTTCGACGGGAGCGGCCGCCTAAGGGCGGCGTGTATTGGAAGTTCGTCCCGGCCAGGCCCGGTTCCGATGGTTCAGGCGTAGATCCGCAGGGCCGGCGCCAGGTCCTCTTCCCGGGGGACGGGGATGGCATCGTAGAGTCCAACAGCGCCGTCCTCGTACTCCTCCCTCACGCCACCGCGCGGGGTCCCGTCCGCGGCCCACAAGAAGACAACGACATAGCCGTCCCGCTTCGGCGTGAAGCGGGCCAGGACTCCCCCGTCGAGGGGGTTACGTGAGAAGTCCGTGCGATAGGTCTGCGGGACGGTGTTCCGCAGCCGCCAGCCGACGTAACCGTCCTGAGGGTCAACACCGGCCTCAAGGGCCGCATCGACATCGGCCAGGACCGCGTTCAGGTTCTCCCACGGCATGTCGTTGCCCTTACGCCGGGCGAACACGACATGGGCAGGGATCACGCCCCACGGCGTCTCAAGGGAACCCGGCTCATCGCCGAGAAAGAACCTCCCGGCGTCGCCGCGGTCCTGGACGAGCCAGGACGAGACGAGCAGTGAGGCAATCTTCTCCCGCACCTGGCCGACCGTGGGCCAGTCCGGGCCGTACCAGTGGACGGCGTCCTGACCTTCCTGGCCGTCCCAGCCCGGCTGGAAAGCAAGGACGCCCTCGTCCGCGTAGAACCCGGGCGGGGCATAGTAAGGCATCCGTTTGAGCTCGGTGTAGGGGCGCAGAATCCCGCCGTCCAGGAGCGGTCCGATCTCGTCCCACCGGGACGGGTCGACAATCCGGTTCTCAACCGTGTTCATTGTGTCTTCCTCTCTTCCTTTCAGTACCCGAAGAGGACCTGTTCAAGGGCGTCGGTCAGCTCCCGACGCAGGCCGTCCTCCGTGGGGCCGAAAACCTCATCGCCGTGCAAGCGCACGGCGACCAGGGCGGCGTTGGCTTCCTGCGGAGCCAGGTCATGCACGGCAAGCCGGGCCACAACGCCCGCCGGGATCGTGGGGAACGGGCTAGAGTTCTCCTCCCGGGGCTAATGGGCTGGGCGGACGTATTGGGACTTCGTCCCGCCCTGGCTCGGTTCAGGCGCGACGGGTAAGGCCGTCACAGCCGATAACCGCCCCATCCTCATCGCGGATGAGCTTGCCCGGGCTCATCAGGTCCCCGCGCTGGGCCGGCGCGGCGTCGCTCACCGCCTTGGCCACAATGAGCACGACGCCCGGCTCGGGCTCGGTCAGTCCGACAATCTCCCGCGGCGCGCCGGCCACGGCCACGGAGATCTCGCGGCCGCCGATCCGGACCTGCTCGGGAGGCAGGCGGTCGTAGATAACCCGGGCGACGTCGCCCGATGGCGGGATCGTGACGTACTCACCGTCCTGCGCCTTGACATAGAGCGCGTGGGGCATCAGGTTGCGGTAGATAGTCTCGGCAGTCATTTCAGGTTCCTCTTCTCTCTTCAAGGTAAGTCCGTGCGGAGTGCACGGACTTCGCGTCCCGGGGCGGCAGCGGGGCACGGCGATCCTCTCTCCCGGGGCTAACGGCGCTCAGTTGCGGCGCCAGATGACGTAGCTAGTGCCGCGGCCGTTGCCACTGCGGGCCGCGTCCCAACGACAGCCAGCGTACCCGTCGGGGACGGCTCCGTCGCCATCCTCATCGCTGAGACAGTCCGCAACGGGTTCCCACGCACAGTTCTCAGTCCCGCCCATTGCGGCGCGCTCGCAGTGCGGAGCGAGATAGGTGGACGGCGCCGGTGCGGTAGCAGTAGCGGCAGGGGTAGCGGTCCCGGTCGGGACCGTATTGCGGGCGCCGTCGGCAATGAAGGCCGCGGCGCCGGCGATCATGGCGCCCGCGGCGACGACGGCCGCGCCGGTGTAGAGAACACGGGACACGGTCCAATCCTGCGGGAAAGCGTACACGGTCATGGTGAATTATTCCTCTCGGTTCGATGAGTGAGCGCCCGCCTTTAAGGGCGCATCCCCGTTCACGCGGGGTTAAATGCTAGGTTCAGGCGGGTTGGCGACCGGTTCAGTAACCGTACTCCATAAGCCAATCGGCCAATGCGAACTTGGAAGTCACTTCCTTACGGAAGACTTCCTCGCCCTCATGGTCTTCGGCGTCCCGGAAAAAGTACTCAATGACGGAGCCGCTAAAGCGGCCGTCGGCGTCCCACATAGCATGGGCGTGCAGCTCGCGCCCGCGCCATCCTCGGACCCATACGGCACTCTCGGTGCCGTCAGGGTTCCTCACCATACACTCGGCCGCGGCGGCCAGCTTCGGCCAGATATTCTTGAAGCCGTCCCACTTAGCGGGCGGCAGAGGCGCATTTTTGAGTGCCTCAAGCACTTCGGGAGTGTCCCAGTACATTATGGTCTTCCTTCCGGTTCGTGCGCGCTATTTTGCGCGCATCGCGCCCGGGCGCGGGATCGAACCGCGCTACGGCCTCCGCTCTAGCGGCCGGGCTGATAGTGGGGATTGGGCGGGGCGGTCAGATCTCCCAGATCTCGGCCTGGGCCCAGTCCCAGGCTTCCTGCCCGCAGCACTCGCAGGTGTGGGAGTAGTCCGCGGGCGTCGTGCCCGCGTGCATCCAAGTGCCGCGGCCGTCGGCGGACGCCTCGAAGGCGTCCAAGTCCTGGGCCCACGCGGCCGATTCCGCGTCCAAGTCGGCGTCGGGCCGCTCACCGTTCATGAGGAACGCCGTGCACTCGCTGCACAGCGTCGCCGTGCGGTCAATGGTCACGTCCCGGGACGTGACCACAACGGGCATCATGTCCGCGTAGGGGTAGGCACTGCGGATGGCGTCGACCGCGTCGACGCACTGTTCCCACGCCCAATCGGTCGGAACGTCTTCCGTCGCCCGACCGCTGTCCTGCGCGATCACATGGGCGATGTCATCGGCCGTGATCACGGTGCGCCGGAAGTGCTCGCTGAGAATGAGACACGCGGCCTCTGCGTAGGTAACGCGACGCTCCCGGTCCTCTTCGGCCGCGAAGGCGTCGAGCACGCCCCCAAGGGTGAGGTTCTCAACGGGGATGGCGATGTAGGTCATGGTGTTCATTTTTGGGTCCCTTCCTATGGTGGGGATGGCGATGGGGATGATGGTCCCACGGAAGATGAGGATTTTCCGCGGGATCGCGCCGGGTATGCTTTTGAAGGCATGGTCTCGTCATCATGCGGATGACCGGGCCCGTTCTGAGCGGGCCGCTTCCGTTTACCCGGCCGTATACTTCGTCTTATATCCGTTATTTGTACACCTAAAAATCATTTCGGTTCGTCCCGACCGACGACGCACTGTCCCGCTCCCGGGGGAACGGGGCGACGCATCGTCGGCGCTAATGGGGCGCCCTAGTGACCTTATGGCACGGACTGCAACTGGCCTACCGGCCGCGCGAAGCAATCTTTAACCGTCTATTGCATTGCTTCGCATATGTAGTTCTCAATCTTCCCGGGGTAAGGATGAGATAGTCGGTGGGGTTCCGCTTCTCTCTTCCTCCCTTGTGATGGCTCTAGTCTAGCGCGCTCGCTTGGGAATCTCAAGCCTTAATTCTGTGTTCTGCGTCTCTTTTGAGTTTGGAGTTCAAACTCGGGAGATCCGGGCCGCCGTACGGCGGAGTCGACACAGCCCGTTGCTCTCTCTCCTACGCGGGGGACTATCCCGGCCGCGCCCGCTCTATGTCTAGGGCGGGGGCGAGCGCGCTATCCAGTTTTCATCACTCATGCTCACTAGGAGCACCGTGCCCCGGCGTCGGCTTGCACGACGCCTGTCTCTGTGGTCCGGGGCGCCCCGTGAGGGGCAAGGTTGGTGGTTGGCGGGGTATTGGCTAGGCGGCTGGGTGCCGGCTGGCGGCGTACGCCGCGGGGTAGCCCGCCGCGGTAGCAAGGGCGTCTGCGAGGCGCCCGCGCCAATCTCCGTCGGCGGGGTAGCCCTTGGGGGCGTGAGGCAGTCCGGCGACCACCCACGCAATGTCCGCCGGGGCGAGCGGGCCGAGGATTCCGTCGGCGATCGTGGCGGCGATCGGGTATCCCCGCATGAGATCACGGGCGAGCTCATCGGCACAGCGCCGGATGAGTCCCTGCGCGGGGGAGTGCTGACGGTAGATATGGGCGGGGTAACCCCACATGGTGGGGACCTGGGTTGGGGCCTTGGTGGGGCTCATTTTCGGTTCCTCTCGGTTGCTGTGTTCCTCTGACATAGATAAAGGTACTCGCCCCGTGAGGGCTAGTCAAGGGGAGAAGAGGGGAAAGTAGTGTGTTCTCCGTCACATTTTGGGTTGGGTGGGTAGTGAGGGTGAGGGCGGCACCACTCCGCTCACTGCGCGGGCACGACACGGGCCGGGGCAGGGGGGCGCGAGCGGGGATAGCGGACGATGCTCGCATGTTTCACGTGAAACAAGTGAGTAGGAATAGGGCGGGATCATCCTCGCTCGCGCGAGTAGTCGACAGAAGCTCATCCTCGTGCGCGCCGGGGCGCAGCGCAGGCGCGTGTCGGACTCTCTCTCTCTCTCTCTTAGGTTGGTTGGTTGGCGCTCACTAGTTTCACGTGAAACTAGTGAGTAGGGAGTCGTGCCGGGGCACGGTCCGACACGCGCCCGTAGGGCGGACGGCGGCTATGTGACACGGGGCACATAGGGCGGGAATGCATATGCGTGAGGGGGATGCAAGGGACGAAAGTCCCGATTTGGGACGGGAGTAGGGCGAAAGTTTCGGGTAACCGAAATATACTATGCGTGACGTAGCATTGTGTGGTGGGATATTACGTCAGACGTATCATCCTCGGGGAGGAGGAGTGTGACGAAGGATACGGAGGAATGGTGGTTGACAGAAGCGGGGGAGTATGCTATGGGAAATGTGATGAAGGTCATGTGGGGAGAGTATTGCATGTTAACGTATGACAGTGCATGAGTGAGTAGGAAACACGCGTGGGGGTATGGAAATAGGTGGGGAGAGAGGATAGAAAGTAGTGAAATTTCGTCCCAAAAAAGATGAATGTGACTTGGATCATATGCATAAAAATGCAGTGTTATGTATAATTTACTTATAATTCTCAGGATTAGATGATGATAATAATGATGATGATGATGATGATGATGATGATAGATAGTAAATTTACTATATTTAAAAACCTTGTTTACACTTTTCTGTAAACCCTAATTGTGATGTAGACTACGTTTACTATAATTGATTTTGTGACCTAGGTTACGTTTACAATATTTGATTGTGGTCTGGCTCACTTTTAACTATTTTTGGCCGAGAAATGTGTAGACCTAGAATTCGGGATAGTGCGCATTAAATGAGTAGGTATTTACTAAAAACTAGTGTCGACTTAGCCTTGCTCAGCGGAGTTTGTATCAATACAAGGCCAAATCGTCGCTGTACGGGGCCTAGGACGGCCGATACCCCTACCCCTAGGCAGACACACACAGAGCATGGTGATAGGCCGTCAGTGTGGCTTACAGCGAGCCCTAGGGGTACATACCCACGTATAGGTGCATGCCCGCATACACGCACGCGCGCGTGATAGCGCATGTATGGGGAGATTGCAAGAGGCAATTTGTGTGCTGTGCATCATGTGTCTTGACACAGCGTGTGTGAGCAAGGCAACAAAATGATGGGAGAGCACCACGATCGTGCTGGGGAGTGTCGTGAGCGTTCCGCGTATGGGGACCTATCGGCGTCATCGTAGGGAAAAGTGCCGATAAGGTATATTATGACACTTTGGTTTACAGACAGTCTACATACCGGGGATTTTTGAGGAGGGGCATTCTAGTGGGCGCGTGGGAGAAAATCAACGTGACGTGCCACACAGACGGGCGGGGGCGAAATCGGATGCTCTCTGAGACGGGGACGGGTAGGCGGGTGTGAGGTTCCTCATCTCTCCCCGAATACCCCCTCACTACACGCAGACTGAACCCCTTTTTCGCTACTCGTCTAGCAGAGTGTCGACCGTGTAGTCAAACCCCACCCTACTCACCCCTCAAGGGTTTATCGTATAAAATGCACGATTTTATCCACGCGTGCATAAGTGTGTCGGGAAACATACCGTGCTTCATTTTCTCTTCCACCTCATTCGTCACATCCGTACCATGGGCCTTTCGGCCCACCACCCCTCAAACCCCACCCCTGCCAACGAAAAGTCTTGATTAGTAGAACCTAGTCCAAAAACCTCCACTTACCCCTACCTGAACCCTTTCACAACCTGCAACAACGCTTGCGCGTTGCTTCCGACCCGGGGGATGCATAAACGTCATCTTCGTCACGCCCCTCAACCCTCACCCCCTCAGCCCCAATCTGTTACGCGTGTGACCAGACAGCACCAAACATTATCAACCGTCTCAAGTATCTTGACTTCTCGAAGACGGTTACCTATGTGACCAGAGTTAACAGACCCTTCCGCGAAACCCCCTCACCCCCTCCCCCGAAGAGCCCCAAGGGGGGTGTCGACCCTCCTCCACCCAAAACCCCGATCAACAGGTACCTGTCGCTTTACTGTTTATTGTGCGAACCCCTTCTTCCCCTTCCTTCACACCCCCAACACCACCCTCTTCGTCCCCTCGAACCCCACCCCGGCCTGCCCTGCTCCGGGGCCCTACCGCCCTCCTCAAGCGAGGGCCGTCCACTGCGAGTACTAGAACCCCGTCCCCCTCTTCGTTTGACAACCCCCGCCCCCGCCCTTATAATCGCGCGCCTGCGTGCGTACGTGCGCGCGGTAAGAAGAAAGGAGGGGGTGTCGAAAGGGCGAAGCCCGCCCGGGACCCCGTGCTACCCTCTTCACCGCAGGAGGTCCGTGTTACGCTGGCCTCATGCGGATCACGGTCAAGCCCCCGAGCCCACCCAACCCCCCGCTGCCCGACGGCACCCTGCTCACGGTCCGTGTCGAGGCCGCCGACCCGGCCCCGCGAATCGACGGGCCGGTGTCGATCGCCTACGAGGGCCGCTACGCCCCCGCCAACAACCCCCCGGCCTTCCTCTTCCCCGCCCCCGGCCCGCAGGGGGTGTCGATGCGCACCAGCGCACACAACCCCTTCCGGCTGCCCCTGGCCACCGAGGCCACCCCGTACGTCGACATCCCCGCCCACGAGGGCGACACCATCACGGCGACCCTCCTGGCGGGCGGCAAGGCGTACACGGCGGCCCTCACGGCCCCCGGAAACAACAACCCCGTCGTGCTCCAGCTCGCCGAAGGCGGCGCGGCCACACCGCAGCCCCCAACGCCCCCTCCTGCGCCCTCACCCGGGCTGACCATTACGCCCGACCCCGACGACCCCGACGTGCTCACCCTCGACCCCGCCCCCGGCAACGACAACATCGTCGTGGAGAACTAGGAGCCCCCATGGCCACCTACAACGTGTACTCCAAGGAGGGGGCGGAGCGGCGCTTCGCGACCCGCACCACCGTCGACGCCCTCACCAACGCCACCATCGAACACACGCACCGCATTGCGCGCCTTGAGGCCGCCCACCCGGGTGCCGCCGCCCTCACGCTGGCCGGGCTCACCGTCACCCCTCACGCCACCGACCCCGACCTGCCGCTCATCGGGCTGCTCGGGGACACGTGGGCCGGCTCCGCCGCCCTGGCCCGCCCGCTGATCAGCATGCTTCAGGCGGGTGTCGTCGCCGACGGGAGGGCAGGCACCGGTTGGACGGCCGGGGCAACCGCCACCCCCGCCACCAATTTCGCGGCCCCGGGGCGTGTCGATGCCATGCTGGATGCCCATCCGCGGGTGCTCGTCGTTGTCGGCTCCTACGAGGACGAGAAGGCCCTCGACACGAGCGCCATCACCGCCTCCGTCGCCTCCCTCGTGTCGAGGGTGCGTAACCGTGCGCCCGCCCTGCCGATCATTATTGTCGGGCCGCAACCGACCAGCGAGTACCGCACGTACGCGGGGGGTTCGGCGCGCAACGCTCAGGCGGTGCGGGCGGGGGCCACCTCCCCACCCGCCACCGCCGCCAACGGTGTTTACTTCGTCGACTGGTTGGGGACGGCCGAGCGCAATGCCACCCGGTGGACGGGCCCGGGGCGGCAGTGGCACAAGGGCGAGCTGATCAGCTTCGACGGTGTCGTCTACAAGGTTCAGGCGGCCATGTGGGCGCCGTCTTCGACCCCCGAGGCCCCGGACCCCTACCAGGCCTCCTTGCGGCTTTCCGACGGGCCGGTGCCCGTCAGCCGGGTGCTGACCGGGTCGGGCGCTAAGGGTAAGGCGGGGGCCACGGGGCGGCGGGCGCTGTGGCTGGCGGCCAACGAAACCACCCTCGACGAGGTGGCCCTGGGGGCGTTCGGGGCGAGGCTCGCCTGGGACATTGCCACGGGCCTGACCGAGCTGCGCGAGTGGATGATCGGACGGGGGCCCGTCATTGTCGGCCCTTATGTTGAGCCGCCCGCCCCGACCCCCCGACCCAAGGGCATCGCCCTGGACCTGCGAGACACCAAGTGGGGGGTGTCGTGGGGCGCCCTGTCGACCCAGGCGCTTAACTCCGCTTTCAGCGCGGCCGGGTCTACCCCGGCGCCGCTGGCGACGGCGGGGGCGGGGCTGCCCGCACGCAAGACGTCCGATGACGCTTTCGTCGCCTCCAACCCCAACACGGTCAACCCGGGCAATCTGCGCATCAACGCCACACCCCTGGCCACGCTGACCGCGGTCACCGGGCCCAATGGGAAGGTTGCCGCCCTGAGCGAGCTGCTCACCGGCACCCTTCAGGGGCGCGGGCCCATTGTGCTGGAGTGCTTCGACACGACCACGGACACGAGCGCGCAGTATTGGAACTACGACCAGGCGTTGGGCAAGTATGTGGACGCCGAGCTGCGGGCGGCCGCGTCCGAGCGGGTGCTCATCGCCTCGCGTCCGGATTTGAACGCGGCACGGGCCAAGGCGGCCGCCGATGAGAAGTTGAAGGACATCACCCGGCTTGTCGACAAGACGACCAGTGCTTGGACGGGAGCGGCGGAGGTCACCGCGTGCACGAACGTCGGTGCCTTCGCCCTGCGGCCGGCGGACCTGCCGGAGGCGGCCGAGCTGCTGGCGGCGATCAAGGGCCACCCGGAGAAGCCGGGGCTGTGGTGGGCGGGGGTGTCGACGGCCCAGCAGGTCAAGGACGCCCGTGCTGCCGCGAGCGCGGCGGGGGTGCCGATCGAGGGGTGGCTTGTCGACGCCGCACCGGCCGCCGCCGAGGTGGCCACCAAGACCCAGCCTGAGCAGTAGTAAGACACAACAAGGCAAGGACGGAGAACGACGACATGAGCACTGTTGGGGACGAGGCCGCCGCGAGGATGGCGTACTGGTGTTCCACCACGGATGCGGGGGGTGTCGGCTACGACCAGGCCACCCGGGAGGAGATCCGGGACCTGTCTTATGTCAGTACGCCCCGGCTGACCGGGGCTGTCGACTCCGACTGCTCGGCCATGGTCGCGGCGGCGTGCAACCTGGGCCTGAGGGCGGCGGGTGTCGTGCCGCCGGGGACGCCGGACAACGATGCGCGTCTGCTGCCCGCGTCCACGTGGACGGGGTCGATGAGGGCCGAGCTGGAGGCCCGCGGTTGGCGTGAGATCCACTGGGATGACTCGGCCATGACGCCCGACGGCGGTTTCAGGCGGGGCGACGTGGTCCTGTCCTCCGGGGCCGAGGGGGGTGTCGGGCACGTGGCCATGGTTGTGGACGACAATCCGACCAACCCCACGCTGGCCGAGGCGTGGATCGACGAGAATGGGGACATCACCGGCGGGGCCGTTGGCGACCAGACCGGTTCGGAGACCCGGCTCGTGTCCTACTCGGCGCATATTTATACACAGCGGGGCGCATGGACCTCCTGCCACCGCTACGAGGGCTCCACCTCTTCCGCCCCTTCGGTGCCGGCGCCGGCTGCTTCTTCCTCGGCCGGCAAGCCCGGGCCGCTGCTGGGTGTCGACATCTCGAACTGGCAGGCCGGCATCAACCTGGGCGCCGTGGGCCCCGACTTCGTCATCGTCAAGGTCACCCAGGACGCCGGCGCATACGCCACCACCAACCAGCTCTACGCCGAGCAGATCGAGCAGGCCCTCGCGCTGGGGCGGCCGACCGGCGTCTACCACTACGTGGGCGGGGGCAACGGGGGCACCACTGAGGACGCCTGCGCTGAGGCCGACCGGTTCCTGGCGGCCGTGCGCGCCACCGGACACGCCGGCGACGTCTTCTACGCCATCGACTGGGAGGCCAAGGAGAACTCGGCGTGGGGCAACACCGGCTACCTGTCGGTCATTGTCGCCCGCGTGCAGACCGCTACGGGCAAGCCCGTGCTCCTGTACGCCTCGTCGTCGAGCTTCCCCTGGCAGGTCGCCCAGGACTACGGGTGCGTGCCGTGGGTCGCCCAGTATGCCGACTCCGAGCCGACGGGGTGGGATGCCAACCCCTGGTCGGACGGCACCTGGAACCCAGACGGGCGCATGCACCAGTACACGGGGTGGGGGCGGCTGCCCAGCTACGGGGGCGACCTCGACCTGAACGTGTGGCACGCCTCTGAGGCGGCGCTTCGCGCCTTGGCTCCTTCGGGGGGTGCTGTGGCGGCATCGGCGCCAGCCCCTTCCGCCCCTTCGGCACCGGCCCCTGTGCGGCCTACTACCGCTGACGGGCGGGAGCTCCTCGATGTCGACGGCGAGTGGGGATCGCGGACCGTCGCTCGCTTCCAGCAGGTCATGGGCACTCCGATCGACGGCGTCCTCGACGACGACGGATCCACCTGCATCGAGGCGTTCCAGCGTTACCTGAACACGGTTGTGTCGGCTCACGACCAGGACGTGCTCAATGGTTCGGCGCCTCTCGTTATCGACGGCGTCGACGGCCCCAATACCTGGCGGGTGTTCCAGTACTTGGTGTGGTGCTGGCACCAGGAGTACGTGCCCGACGGTTGGGGCTGGGGCGACTGGATCGACGGCGTCGACGGGTCGGCGACGGTCATGGCCCTCCAGCGGGCGCTGAACGCGTCGACGGCGGGCACCGGTAGACTGTGGTAGTCCCCCTTCCCCGTCAGATCTCAACCAAGGAGGAACCTGTGGCGGACCACAAGGCCATCACCATCACTGCCCCTCAGCGCAAGGCCATCTACATCCTCATGACGGCCCTGCTCGGTCTCGGAGCGGCGTTTGGCGCCTGGACCGCTGAGGATGCCGCCCACTGGGCCACCGCTCTGGCCCAGCTCGCGGGCGCCCTGTCCAGCGTCCTGGCTCTTGCGCACGTCTACGACCCCGGCGACGACAAGGGCTGAGGACGACGAACCCCCGGCGCCTCACAAGGGTGTCGGGGGTTCTCCAAGGCAGCGCAGCGAAGATGAAAGGGCGCCATGACCACCTTCAGCGTGTACTCCAAGGCGGGTGTCGACCGAAGGCTCGCCGCCGTCCCCATCCCCCAGCTCCTTGATGCTGGAGCCCACACCCGCCCCGGCACCCGGGCCGGGACCATCATCATCCGCCGCCGCCCCACCAGCGGGGATGGCATCACCGTGCGCGCCCTCGTCGCCGGCAAGGCGCAAAACGGGGAGGGGGACGCCCTCACCGCCGAGTCCAGGGCCGGGGACCTGGCCATCCTCATCATGGCCGCCCAACTGCAAGGAGCCGCCGCCCCCTCGCCCGTGCCCGACGGGTGGGCCGGAACATGGCAGGACCAGATAGCCGGTACGACGCGGTCGGGGTATGTGGCCACGAGGAAGGTGACCTCGCCCACCGACACCCGCGGTGTGAAATGGTGGGTGAAAACCAAGGCGTGGACCGCCCGGCAGAGGGCCCTTCTCATCGTCCTGGGGGGTGTCGACCCCGATGCGGCCGTAGTGGGTCCCTGGGGGGCCACCGCACCTGGAGCCCCCGCCGGCGGACGGCCCACCTCCAGGCTTCTTGTCTCCGCCTCGCACGGCACCAAGGACAACACCGCCGCCGCCTGGACGGTCAAGGACGGCCTGGTCGTGGCCGGCGGCGAGACGGACGTGTCGGCCTCAGAGTCCTGGTCGAATCTGCGTGCGGTCGTGGGAGCACCGGAGGCGGCCCCGGACGGAGCGCAGGGGGGCGCGGGGGGTGTCGTGGCGCCCGCGGCCTGGGCGCAGGTGTCGCTGACCGCCGTGGGCGGCGGGGCGGCGGTCGACGCTGGAACCATTCCCCTGTGGCGGGGGACGCGGGCCGAGAAGGGGGAGATCGCGCTCATGCCCTTCGGGGCCGTTTCTGCTGTGGCTCTCAAGGCCCAAGCTCTGAAGGACGGGGGTGTCGTTGCCGGGCACCGGGGCATGAGCGAGGCGGGCGATGTCGTGGAGCACACGATGGCCGCTTACACCCGGGCGGTGGAGTGCGGTGTCGACGCCCTGGAGATCTCCTGCCACAGGACGTCGGACGGGGTGTGGCTGGCCTCGCACGATGCCACCCTGGCGCGTCTGGGCGGGCCTACGACGCCCATTCGGGACATGACCTGGGCCCAGGTCCAGGCGGCCTTCGCCGGGCGGCCTGAGGCCCTTCCTGTGACGCTGAAGGACTACCTGGGGGCCTACGGCAACACGCACGCGACGATCTTCGACCCCAAGACGGAGATGGCCCGGTCGGACGAGTACCTGGCCCTGCTGAAGGACTACAAGGACCGTGTCGTCATCAAGGCGTTCGCCGACTCCGGGTGGTTGTTCGCCAAGGTCAAGCAGGCGGGGTGGGCGACCTGGGGGTACGCCTACGCCCGTAACCGTGGCCAGAACTGGTACCCGGACTTCGTCAAGGGCATGAACCTGGACTTCTTGTCGATGGAGTGGGACGCCGCCGACGACGTGTGGGCGCCGCTGGTGGCCACCGGCAAGCCGGTCATCGCCCACATCCCCGCCACAGCCGCCCAGGCGGCGGAGGGGGCCCGCAAGGGGGCGGCCGGGTGCATCACGTCGCGCGCCGACCTCGTGGCCGGGTTGAAGGTGTAGTACGCTTGCCCAGCGGGCTTCTCATCTCTCTTCCCCCCGCACGCCCCCGGTGTCGACCGTCTACGACACCGGGGGCACTGTTTACAGAAAACTGTGAAGTCATGTATGCTGGAGGCGCGGCAACCCCGCCGCATGGAAGTGAGGAAGAGACATGACCACGACCAATGAGAAGAAGACGGCGATCCTCGTGGGGGCCCGGGCCCACAGGGACAGGCTCGCCAAGGAGGAGCCCTCCGAGGCCGCCCAGCGCAGGGAGGACCAGATCAGGCGGGTCAAGGCCCGGCTGCGAAGGTTCGTTCTCGACCACGGCATCGAGGTCAAGGACGTGGGGAGGGCCCTGGGGTACGAGGCTGTCGGCCGCCTCCCCCGCCACCTCGGGCGCGGCAAGCCCGATATCGAGGACCTGCTGGCCATGACCGAGTACTTCGAGGACCTCGACGTCACCGCCATCCTGCGCGACGTCATCTTCGGTGTCGACGAGCACCCTGACGAGGCGCAGGCCCGTCGTGAGGGGACGATCACCCCCGACGGCGAGCGCATCGCGGTCGAGACCCCCGTGGTTGCGTCCGCACCATCCGCCCCCTCGCCGCAGGAGGGGGACGTCGAGGAGGTCGTGATCGTCCAGCCCGACGCCGTCGCTCCGCCGCAGGAGGACGAGGAGCCCTCCCTCGACACCGACGAGGGGCTGAGGGTCTGGGCGAACCGCTTCGGCTTCAGCACCGGGGCTTGACCCCTTGAAGAGGAACAGATAGACTCGTCCTGCAAGGACGGCATCCTTCCGACCCCCGACGCCAGTGGACGGCGTCGGGGGTTGTCCTATACTCGGACAATGGGATGGGACATCAACGAGGTTCGGGTCGACACGCTGCTTCTGGACGACCCCCGGATCTATATCGGCACCATCACGGCCGACAAGATTGTCGCGGGCGAGCTGGAGTGGGACGACGTCCTCGTCGCGCCCCTTCGGGAACAGGACTTCTTCTGATGCTCGCCGTCGTTGCGCTGCTGGCGCTGCTCATAGGGTTCTCACTCGGCCTCGTCGCCGGGGTTCACGTCAAGGGAAGGGTGGACGATGAAAGGCTTAGTGGATTCCTCACCGAGCTCCAGGCCACGGCGGACAGGGTCGCAGTCCAGGCCCGCGAAGACGCCATCGAGAGGGCAGGGCGCGCTTAAGCGCGTCGTCGACGCACCGCCCCCCACCGAGGGCGTCGTGGCCCGCAGGAGTGTGACCGAGGAGCAGGTCGACGAGGCCAAGCGGAACCTGGTCGTCAACGCCCTCCTCAAGGGCGGCACCCGGGGCGACGTCGCCCACCAGGCGGGGCTGAGCGAGGCCCAGGTCTTCCGCATCGAGGAGGAGTACTACACGGGGCAGGCCATGCTGTCCGAGCACGCCCGCCTCATGAAGCAGCTGGCCCGGCTCGACCGGATTCTGGGCATGCTCGACGCCCGCGTGCAGTCCGCACTCCTGGCTAACCCCGAGGGCGACCCCAAGTACTTCGACTCGATCCTCAAGGCCATCGACCAGGTCAGCGAGCTCATGGGCCTGAAGAAGACCCGTATTCAGACCGAGGTGCGGGTTATCGAGACCAAGCAGGTGGAGGTCATCGTCTCCTTCACCCGCTCCGTCGTCGAGGCCATGGAGGCGAGGCTTCGGCCCATGCTCACGATCGCGGGGCGTGAGGAGCTGGAGGCCAAGCGCGAGGAGTGGCTGGCGCAGGCCACGCAGGCCAGCGCGGAGATCCTTGAGGCCACCGCCCCCATGGAGCTGTGAGCGCATGACACCGGTTCTGGATTTTCGGGCCGTCGCCGCCTCGTTCGGTGAGGGGGCCAGGGCGGAGCGCCTGTCGAGAGACCCTGTGGCTTGGGTGGAGGAGCGCCTGGGTGAGTTCCTGTGGTCCAAGCAGCGGGAGATCGTCCGCTCTGTCGTGGAGAACAAGCGGACGATGGTGGCTTCTTGTCACTCCGCCGGGAAGTCGCACCTCGCCTCGCGAGTAATAAGTTGGTGGCTCGACACCAAGGACGTCTCACCCACCGAGACGCGAGTCATCACCACCGCCCCCTCCTGGAACCAGGTCGCCAACGTCATGTGGGCCTACGTTAAGGAAGTCCAGGACAAGCTCCACATGCCCGGCAACATCACCGCCAAAGCCACCTGGACCTTCCCCGGCTACAAGGCGCCCACCGCCTACGGACGCAAGCCCTCCGACTACGACGAATCCTCCTTCCAGGGCATCCACGCCACCAACGTGCTCGTCGTCGTCGACGAGGCCGGGGGCGTGCCCGAGTCGATCTTCACCTCCGTCGAGGCCATCACCACCAACGCCAACGCTCGCATCCTCGCCATCGCCAACCCCGACGACCCCGGTTCCTACATGGCCAAGGTCTGGCGCGAGGAATCCAAGAAGGCCCCCGAGGACCGGCGCTGGAACCTCATCACCATCTCCGCCTTCGACACCCCCAACTTCACCGGCGAGGACGTGCCCGAGCGGGCCCGCACCAACCTCCTTCAGAAGGAATGGGTCGAGGACGCCCGCGTGCGCTGGGGCGAGACCGACCCCCGCTGGCAGGCCAAGGTCCTCGCCCAGTTCCCCGACGTCGGTGAGGACGGTCTGTTCAACCTCGGACGAGTGCTCGTGTCGATGAACGGGTACGCGGACTTCGAGGAGCACGACGACCGGAAGGTGCTCGGCGTCGACGTCGGCCTGTCCATCACCGGCGACTACTCCGTCATCGCCCTCAACCGGGGCGGGCGCGTGTCGATCCTCGACAAGGTCAAAGGGTATGACGGCAACAAGCTCGCCCGGCTCATCGGGCAACGGGTCAAGGAGCTGGGCGGTGTCGACGAGATCCGCATCGACGCCGTCGGCGTGGGCCGGGGCGTGCAGGCCGTCCTCGACAACCACCTGCCCGAGGGCACCCTGGTGCGCTGGATCGTCGGCAACGCCGCGTCGCCCAACAAGCTCAAGTGGTACAACTTCAGAGCCGCCATGTACGACTCGGTGTCGGAGCTCATCAACGAGGGCGCCCTGGCCATACCCCCGGAAGACACCTCCGACGAGCGCACGCGGGGCCTGTACGACGAGTTCCGCACCATCAAGTACGAGTACCGCGGAACCGCCCTGCTCATCGAATCCAAGGACTCGCTCAAGAGGCGGGGCGAATCCTCGCCCGACACCATCGACGCCATCTGCTACGCCTCCATGCCCGCCGAGGTCATCGATGGGGGCGGCAAGGATCCGATACTCGAACTCACCCTGGACACCGCCGCAGGGCCCCGTGTCGACGAGAGCCTGATCATCGACGAGTGGGGCAACGAGGCGTGGTCCTTCGCCCCGGCGTGACGGGATAGTATTGCCGAGGAACAAAACAGGCGGAAGGGAAGAAGGAGGGGCCGTGGGCGTCATCCGGTGGCTGGAGCGGTTCGGGACCGACGGGCGCGCAGAAGCGGCCATGGAGTCCGCAGCCCGGGCGTTCTCCGACACCGCCGACGCCCTGACCCGGGCGTCCTTCATGAAGGAGGACGTCGGCTGGTACGACCCCTCCGGACGCGCCTCCGACCTCGTGCCCCTGAGCGTCATCAAGGAGCACTCCATCCGCTCACGACGCCTGGCCACCTACAACACCATCGTCAAGCGCGGCATCAACATCCGCAACGCCTACATGTGGACCGACGTGCCCGAACCCCGCGAGATCCCCAAGCGGGCCAAGGAGAGGCTCGAACCGGTTCTCCTGGGCCGGGAGGCCAGGGTGCGCGACGAGGCCGCCTTCAACACCGACGGCATGGTCATCTACCGGGTGTCGCCCGGCGGGAACGTGGCGCCCGTGCCCATCACCCGCGTGCAGGGCATCGCCCGGGCCGAGGACGCCCTCGAAGAGGCCGACATCCACGCCCTGCTCATCACCCCCGTTCCCCTGGAGGACCCCTCACGGGCCACCCTCCCCGACCCCGAGTGGGTCATCCTCGACGGCAAGCCCCGCGTCGACGTCGTCGATCAGGGCGGCTACAAGACCAACAAGACCGACGTGCTCGTTGTGGCTTGCGTCAACCGCCTCGCCGGGGAGCAGTGGGGCAAGCCCGACCTCATGGGTGCCGTGTACTGGGCGCAGGCCTACAAGGAGTACCTGGAGGCCGGGCACGTCCTGGCCAAGGCGCTGGCCCGTGTCGCCTTCAAGGTCAAGTCCACCACCACCGCCCAGCAGCAGGCGGTCATCGACAAGATGTCCACCCTCCAGGGCACGGGGGCCACCGCTTCGCTCGGCGCCGACCAGGACCTTCTGGCCGTGTCGAAGGCCGGGGCCGGTATCGAGTTCTCCGCCGGCACGCCCCTGGCCGCTATGGTCGCAGCCGCCCTCGACGTGCCCCTGTCCGTGCTGCTCACCGACGGCTCCGCCGGGGGACGACAGGGCGCCGAGACCGCCCTGGAGGAGCCCACGTTCAAGGCCCTGGAGCTTCGGCGCCAGGTGCACAAGGACCTGGTGCGGAGGGTGCTTCGGGCCGCCGGGTTCAAGACCGAGGTGGACCTGGCACCCCTGTCCAACGACCTCATCCAGCGCTGGGGCCAGGTTGTGACATTGGGGCTCCAGAATGGCATCCTGCACCGCGTCGAAGCCCGCGAGCTGTTCCTGCGCCGCTTCGCCCCCGTCAACGCCAAGCCGGTGTCGAGCCTGCCCGACTGGGAGGACCTGTCGGCCCCGCAGCCGCAGCTCGGCTCGGGAGAGGAGGAGGAGGACCAGGGCAAGGACGATGGCAACACGGGGGTCGGGCCCCTTTCCGACGGGACGAACTCCTCGCGCGACGGCGAGGGCAAGACGACCAACGCCTAATGCATGGCGCGGTATATTAGTTCACCGGGAGGACAAACATGACGCGAACCTACTTCCGCCTCAACCAGGGCAGCGCCCTGCTGGAGGCCAAGAAGCCGGGCGAGAAGGACGACGGCGCCGGACGGTACCGCATCCGCATCATCGCGCCCGGACGCGGATCCACCGGCATGTACACCGCCCCCAACCTCGCCGAATCCGCGCCCCTGTTCACGCCCGGCACCCACATGTTCTTCGACCACCAGACGATGACCGAGGACTGGGAGCGCCCGGAGAGATCCGTGCGCGACCTCGCCGGAGTCTTCGAATCCGGGGCCGAGATCATGCCCGACGGATCACTGGAGGCCGACATCAAGGTCTACCCCTCCGTCAACGGGATCATCCGTGAGCGCTGGGCCGACATCGGGGTGTCGATCAACGGCTGGTCCGTCGACGAGATAGGGCCCGATGGTGTTGTACCGGTCCTCGCCGGAATACAGTCCGTCGACTTCGTCACCAGGGCCGGAGCCAAGGGCGCCGTCCTGGAGGTCCTGGAATCCGACGGCCGCTGGCGCGTCAAGAACCCCCCTACCCCTTCCAACCCCACCAACACCAATGTTCAGGAGGAACAGGCCGTGAAGCCGGAGGAGATCGTCAAGGCGGTGTCGGAGGCCGTCGCGGCCGCCATGCCCGCCGCTATCAAGGAGGCCGCGGCCCTGCTCGCTGCGGACCAGGAGAAGAAGGCGAAGGCCGTCGAGGCCAAGAAGGTCGAGGCGCCCGCCGTCGACCCTTACGAGGCCGCCGTCAAGGTCGCCGAGGCCAACGACCTTCCGAGCCAGGCCCGAGCCCGCGTCCTGGAGGCCGTCAAGCACGGCGCCGGTGTCGACGACGCCATCGAGGCCGAGCGCGCCTACATCAAGGCCATCGCCCCCGCGCCCGTCGTCCGCGAGGACGGCGCGGCCAAGACCGGCGGCAACGACGTCCAGGTCACCTCCTGGGCCAAGTGAGCGAAGGAGGACGCGCACCATGATCGGAATCAACGAGTTCGGCGCCAAGAAGATCTCCGACATCCAGGTCTTCGAGTACACCGACACCCTCTCCCTGCCTGTCGACAAGACCAGCTACACCCACGTCCACATCGGCGACATCGTCAAGGTCGGCAGCATCGTCGGCCTCCTCGTCACCGAGATCGCCGCCACCCCCGAGGAGATCAAGAAGGCCGTCAAGGCCGTCGAGGACGCTGGCGGTACCTACATTCCCGCCACCAAGCCCACCGGCGGTTTCAACGCCCCCGGCTATGCCTCCGTGCGCATCAAGGGCGGGGTGTTCAAGATGAGCGTCAAGCACTCTGGTGCCGTCAAGGTCGGCTCCCCCGTCTACGCCGAGAAGCTCACCGACGGCCGCCACGCCATCACCACGACCAAGGCGGCTGACAGCTTCCTCGTCGGCTACCTGTACAACGCCCTGCCCGCGCAGGGGACGGAGCACGTCGTTCCCGTCATCTTCGACCCGACCGCTCGCTGATCGCGAACCGGGAAAGGAGTAACCCATGATCCAGGGCAGGATTTGCGAGAACCGCAACGAGTTCGCCCACCACCTCGACCTGGCCCTCAAGGGCGTGCCCTCCTCGCAGGGCATCGTCAAGGAGACCGTCATGATGACCCTCGGCCTGGCGCCCAGGGTCACCGAGGCCGTCACCTCCGACATGGTCGCCGGGTGGTTCACCTCCGTCGCCCAGGGCGCCTTCGAGAGCCAGTACGCCGAGCAGACCACCACGTGGGAGAAGTTCGCCTCCACCGAGGCGCTGCCCTCCTTCCGCCCCACCCAGCTCTACGAGCTCGACCACGACATCGACGCCACGCTCCTGCGCGACAACGGCGGCGAGGTCGTCGTGCCTCAGACGATGCCGCGCATCCCCGAGCTTACCCCCTACCCGACGTTCGGGTACCGGGCCTCCGGTCGCTGGGTGGAGGTGCACAAGGAGGGTGTGCGCCTCCAGATGTCCTGGGAGGCGTTCATCAACGACAACTGGAACATCATCGCCCAGTTCCCCAAGGACGCCGCCTTCCTGGCCGCCCGCACCGTCGATGCCGCTGTCTATGGCGCGCTGTTCTCCCTGGACGCCGCCGCGCCCGGCTTCAACACGAACATCATCGCCGACGCCAACGCCACGGTCCTCCAGTCCCGCACCGCCGACGGCGTCTACGTCCTCAAGAACGTGCCGAAGAACTCGCCGCTGACCTTCGAGGCCCTGTGCGCCGCCATCTGGCAGGTTCGCCACACCAAGGTCAACGGCCGATACATCCAGGTGCCCAAGTTCGTCCTGCTCGTGCCCCCGACCCTCAAGCCTATGGCCGACATGGTCACCTCCATGACGTCCATCGAGCACAAGGAGAAGGACGCGGCCGGGGCGACGTCGAACAAGACGATCCTGTCGACCACGCCGACGGCGGGCGTGGAGGTCGTCGAGTCCGACATGGTCGGCCTGCTCGGAGGGTCCACTCAGGGCGACACCAACTGGATCCTGGCCCCGGCGGGCGGGCGTACCGCCGCACGGCGCACCATCCTGCGCACCACGCTGATGGGCATGGAGGGCGTCGAGCTGCGGGCCGCGGCCAACCAGGGCACGTCTCTGGGCGGCGGGGCCCTGTCGGCTACCTCCGGTTCGTTCGACAACGACGACATCCAGTTCCGCGCCCGCATGGTCACCGGTGGCGCCGTCCTGCACACGGACGGCATCGTCGCCTCGACCGGCCTGGGTGCCTGATAGACGCCCCGCCCCTCGGGTTGCAGGCAGAGATCCGAGGGGCGGGGTTTTCCATATCGAGTAGGAGGGGAAGAAAGTGCCTGTGGCGTTTAACACAAATGTGGGCAGGGTGCGGCTCCTTATCCCCGACATCGAGGAGCGCTCCGACCCCCGCGACCTACGCCGGCCCCCCGCACTCCTGTTCACCGACGAACAGATCCAGGCCTTCCTCGACATCAACAACGGCAACATCAAGCGCGCAGCCGCCGACGCCGTCCGCGTCATCGCTACCACCCAGTCCCTCCTGCTCAAGGTCCTGTCCACCGACGACAAGTCTACCGACGGGGCCAAGCTCGGCGCCGAGCTGCGCGCCCAGTCCAAGCGCCTCATGGACGAAGCCGACTCCGACGACAAGCGCGCCATCGGGTTCGACATCGCCGAATGGACCCCTCAGCCCCGGGACTACGCATGGCACTGAGCTCACTCGCCTTCAAGGACCCCCGCTTCGACGGCGCCGCCTACGACTTCCTGTCGCTGCTGTGCAACAGTCTCGTCGCCATCTACCCCCCGGCCGTCGGCAACGGCGAGGGCGAGGAGGACACCTGGGTTCCGGGGCAGGGCGTCGTCAAGAAGAAGGTCGACCCCATCTGGCGCGGCTGGGCCGCCATCACCCCCAACAAGGACTGGCGCGCCCGCAACAGGCGGCAGTCCTACGAGGACACCGCCACCCACGCCTACCGCGTTCAACTGTGGCACATCGACAAGAACCTCCTCGTTCCTGCGGAATCGTGGGGCGACCGGACCAAGCGGATCCGACTCGACTTCAACCAGCGCCTGCGTGTCGAGCGCCACGACACCGACCCCCAGCTGGAGGGCATGGCCATGGTCATCCGCAACCCCGTCACCGACTCCGACTGGTGGCAGCCCACCCTCCTGTGCGACGTGTCCGTCAACGACCTGCGGGGTGAGGGCTGGTGAAACCCGACATCGAGATCCACGGGCAGGTCGTCGGACCCCGCGACGTGCGTCGGGCCCTACGTGGTGTCGAAGAGAAAGTGCTCCGCCAAGCCCTGGCCGACACCCGCCGCACCGTCGACAAAGCCGTCCTCGCCGCCGTCGAATCCATCCTCAACACCGTCGACACCTCCGGCGCCGGAATGCCCTACAAGCACAACCCGAACACCGACGCCCGCGTGCACACCGGGGCCATGCGCGGCTCCGTCGACGCCCGGTGGGAGAAGGACGACCTCAGCGGCCTCGCCGTCTTCATCGGCTTCGTCGAAGGCCCCGACTACACCGTCTTCCAGGAAGAGGGCACCAAGAAGCTCCGCGCTATGGCCTCGCTCGCCAAGGCACGGGCCATCGTCGAAGACGCCCTCGACAGCCACGGCAACCTCGTGGAGGTGGAGAAATGAACGTCTACGAAGTCGACCGGGCCCTCATGGCGCACCTGAGGGGCATCCCCGGCCTGGAGGTCGTCGAGGACGCCGTGCCCGGCGGGGCGAAGAGCCGCGACGTCTACGCCGTCTTCTTCGGCGGCGACCTCACGCCCCGTGCCAAGGCGGTGTCGATGGCCTCGCCGAGGTACTCGGCCATGATGCACACCTTCGCCGTCCTCGTCGCCGCCCGCACCGCTTCCGTTCGCAACTCGGTGCGTGAAGAGGTTCGCTCGCGGCTCGTGGGCTGGAGCGCCCCCGGTGTCGGGCAAGTCCGGGAGACCGGGCAGCTCAACTCCTACGGCGACACCGACGCCACCATCCAACCGCTCAAATATGCTTGCTACATGACGTTCCAGACCATGATCAGCGAGGCCGTCTGATGCCCCGCTACCGAACCCCTGAGGGGATCGTCGTGGAAAAGGACGAAGGCTACGCGCAGACGCTGCCCTCTCTGTTCGAGCCCGTACCACCCGATACCCCCCTGTCGCCACGAGAGTGCTGCGGGGGAACCGGGTGGATCGTGAACGGCCGGGTGGTCCATCCCGGCGACCCTGTCAACTCCAAGGAGGAGAACAACCATGGCAGCTAGCGCCGGAACCAAGATGATGCCCGGCAACATCACCGTCTGGTGGGTGCCCATCGAGAAGGCCTCCAGCCCGACCGAGGCCCTCAAGGCCGCCACCCTGAAGGACCCCGCCGTCATCAACCTCTCGTGCGCCATTGTCACCGGCTTCACCCTCAACGCCACCGACTCCGAGACGGACTCCACGGCGTCGATCTGCGACACCGCGGGCGTGTCGACCCCGACCCGCGACGCCTACGAGGCCAACCTGACGTTCTTCCGCCAGGACCTCGCCGCCACCGACGCCGCGAACTCTGTCTTCACCAAGGCGTACGAGGCGTTCAAGAAGGGGGGCGCCAAGGCCAACAAGCGCGGCTGGCTCGTCAAGAGGGTCGGTTACCCGGTCGACACCGAGCCCGCCAAGGACCAGGAGGTGTCGATCTTCCTGGTCATGCCCGACAACCCGCAGGACGTGTCCTCGGACGCCACCACCCCCATCCAGTTCACCGTGCCGTTCCTGCCGCAGGGCACCATGGTCCTCAACGAGAAGCTCACCGAGTGATCGTTTGACGGATACACTTAACCCGGGTTCAAAAGAGCCCGGGTTTTGTGTTCAAGAAGAGGAAGGCCCACTGCCATGGCTGACGACGACAAGAAGACGGCAACGACCGAGGAGGACGAGGGCTTCGACCTGGGAGCCGCCCTCGACGGCGTGCGCCAGGCCGTCAAGACCGTCAAGATCTACCTCGACGCTCAGGCCGCCGACAAGGCCTTCCAGCTCAACGGCGCCCTCCTGGAGGCCCGCGCCGACGCCAAGGACGGCGTCGAGCAGGTCATGTCGATCACCGAGGAGGCCCCCACTATCCGCCTGGAGCGCGAGCTCAAGGAGGCCATCGCCGCCCTCGACGACCAGGCCATGATCTTCCGCCTGCGGGCGCTGGCGTCCAAGGAGATGGACGTCATCCGCAACGTCGTCGTCAACAAGATCAAGGCCCCCCGGAACCAGAGCGAGGAGTCCGCCAACGAGTTCCGCAGGGGGCGTCAGGGTGTCCTCAACGAGTACTTCCTGTCGCACTCCGTCATCGACGTCGTCTTCCGCGGTAAGACGCGCAAGGGGCTCAGCCTCGACGACGCCAGGAAGCTGCATGAGGCCCTGCCCGCTTCCGAATGGGACCGGTTGACGGAGACGTTCCTGGAGGCCCAGGCTGCCCTCGGTGCTATGCAGCAGGTGATGAATGACCCCACGTTTCGTTGGGCCCTGCCTGACGACGCCGAGTAACCAGCGTTTCCTGCTGGCGATCTCCACCGCCGTCGACAACCACCTGCCCCCCACTCTCTATCTGGGCGGCTGGGGTGCGTACGGGCGCACCATCCCCCGGTGGGATGAGATCGCCGGGGGGTTCGTTTCCGAGGAGCTACCCCAGGACTATCGCAACAAGCTCGACATCGCCCTGGAGCTCGGCTACGCATTCTATAAGCAGTCGCTCTGCCAGCGCTGCGGCACCCCCGCCTGGTACGGGCGGTCCACGGACTCGCGCATCGACTTCGAGACCGAGGACATGGTGTGCTACGCCTGCCAGCACTTGGAGCAGGAGGAGAACCAGGAAGGCAAGAAGGGCGGCCGCAAGCCCGGCGTCACCAAGATCGTGCGACCCGTCGGGGTGAAGTACGAGGCGATCGGACGCCAGGACCCCCTGCCGCCGCCCTGGGAGACCATCCGCTCCCTGTAGGCCAAGCTAGAATGTTGCGTGGGCAAACAAACGGAAAGGGCGACCATGGCTGGAATGGGTGACCTCGGGTTCAAGGTCTTCGTCGACGCCTCCGGGGCCACCCAGGGCGCCAATGAGTACGAGCAGGCCGCAGCGCGTGTCGCTCGCGCCACGCGCGCCATGGCCCAGGCCGCCAAGGGCGCCAAGTCCGCCGTGCTTCAGAACGCCGTGTCGGGACGCGGCGGTGCGGAATACCGCACCATGATGAAGCAGATCGACGCCTACAAGGGCATGATCGACGTCACCCGCAAGCTCGCCGCTGCCAAGCGCGAGCTCCAGGATGTCGACATCAAGCAGGCCGCGCAGGACGTCCACGAGGCCGTCAAGGCGATGGCCCAGATCACCAAGACCACGGACTACATCGGCAGCCCCCAGCTGAATAAGGTCAAGGAAATGGTCGAGATGTACTCCAGGCTGGCCACCGCCGCCCGGGACCTCGCCAAGGCCAACCGCGAGCTGGAGGCCTCACAGCCCAAAGCCGCAGCCCCCAGGCCTGCCGACACCGGCTACGCCAAGTCCGACTTCGAACGCGAATCCGCCATCCGACGGTACCAGTACCGGGCGTACGCCGCCAAAACCATCCAGAAGTCCTCCAACTCCTCGGGCGACGACGTCACCCGGGCCATCCGCGACGAGACCGCCGCCTACAAGGATCTCGTCGACGCCATCGGCAAGGCGTCCGCCACCGAAGAGAAGCGGGCCATCGACGCCGGCATCAGCCACGACCTTGCGCAGGCCAAGCGGCAGGAGGCCGAGGAGGCTAAGCGCCTGGCCGCCGCCGAACGCGAAGCCATCGCCATCCACAAGCAGGCGCAGGCCTTCGAAGCCACACAGATCGCCCACACCGAAGCCAACATCAACGCCAACAACAGGTACATCGAATCCCTGGAAGCCACACGCTTCGCCGCCCAGGACTTGCGCAACTACCTCACCCTCCTGGCCGGGAGCATGGGCGCCCTGTTCACCGCCTCCGTGGCCGCCGCCGCCAGCCAGGAACGCGCCTTCGCCGACGTCGCCCGCACCACCCAGCTGTCCGCCCAGACAGCCGAAATGCGGGCCCTGTCGAACACCTACCACGACCTGTCCACCCAGATCTCCACCACCTACGAGGACCTGTCGGCCATCGGCTCGCTCGGCGCCCAGATGGGCATCAGCGCCGACAAGCTCGGCGACTTCACCCACGCCGTCGCCGGGTTCACCACCATCACAGGAACCAGTATCGACAGCGCCACCGAAGCATTCGGCCGGTTCTTCGAAATGGTGGACAACGCCGGTGTCGAAGCAGACCACTCCTCCGAGCGGTATATGAACTTCGCCTCGCAGGTCGCCGAGCTCGGAGCCAAGTCCGTGGCCACCGAGTCCGAGATCCTCACCATGGCCAACTCGATCGCCGCCACCGCGGCGTCCGCCGGTGTCGGCCAGGACGCCATTCTCGCCTACGCCACCGCCATGGCATCCCTTGGAATCAAGCAGGAGTGGGCGCGCGGCTCCCTCCAGCGCGTCTTCGGATCCATCAACGACGCTGTCGCCGAGGCTGGTGAGGGCCTGGACAAGTTCGCCACCGTCCTGGGCATGACCACGACGGAGGCGGAGAACCTGTGGCGCACGGACCCCTCCACGTTCTTCAACAACCTGCTCACCTCCCTCAACAACGTCACCGACTCCGTTGAGCGCTGGACCATCATCAAGAACCTCGGGTTCAAGAACACCCGCGACATCCAGCTGCTCCAGCGCCTCAGCCTCAACATCGACCTGGTCAACGAGTCCTTCCGCAACTCGGCCGACGCCGCCCGCAACACCCGGTTCCTCGACAACAGCCTGGGAACCCTCAACGACACGCTCACCGAAACCATCGCCCGGTGGAAGAACTCGCTGGCCAACCTGTCCGCCGCGCTCGGCGGACCCTTCCTCACACCCGTCAAAGCACTCATCAAAGCCCTCACCTTCCTCCAGAACCTCCTGGCCAACATCGGAAACAACTCCTTCGGCCGAATCTTCATGGTCGCCGCGGGCGGCCTCGCAGTCTTCGGCTCCCTCCTGGCCGTGTCGAAACTGCTCCAGGTCGTCCTCCTCAACGTCGCCTCCTCCTACATCACCCTGCGCAAGAACATGATCGAAGCCGGCCTGTCCGGCACGCTGTCGTGGGCCAACACCATCCGCCTGATCAAACAGGCCAACGCCGCCCTCAACGAGAACATCGTCCTTACCGGCGCCCACAACCAGATGCAGAAGTCCTTCAACATCGGCGACATGATCCGCGGCGCCGCCGACGGCATCCGGGGCATGGCATCCGCCGCCAAGAACGCCGTCGCCAACACCGGCCTGCTCGGCATCGCCATGAACGGGGTGCGTTCCGCCGCCGCCGGGATCGCCTCCATGGGGCCTGTCGGCTGGATCGGCATCGCCTCCGTCGCCATCCCCACCGTCATCGCCCTCTACAACGAATGGGCCGGATCCGCCGAGAGAGCCAAACAGGCCTCCGAGGACGCCCGCCGCGCCAACCTTGAAGCTTTTGGCGGGGCCGACGCCCTGGCCAAGGCCATCCTCCAGGACGCCCAGGAGGCCGCCGACGGAACCCAGCAGACATTCGGCGCCCTGGAAGTCGCCGTCCAGGGGTCCGCCGACTCCACCAAGGACAGCGCCGACACCCTCTACTACTGGATCGACGCCTCCGGCAACCTCGTCCAGGCCACCAAGGACCAGGCCGCCGCCCTGGGCTACTCCACCCTGGCCATCGGCGACCACACCGCCGCCCTCATCAAAGACGCCATCGCCTCCTCCGACGCCTTCAAGGCCCTGTCGGCCAACGACTTCAAGACGCTCACCGACCAGGGCTTCGACTGGAAGGAGTGGGCCAAGCAGTACGCCACCGGCGGCCAGGACGCCGCCAACTCCTACATCAACGGGTTCATCGACACGCTCAAGGCCCGGAAGGACGAGATCTTCAAGGCCAACACGTACGAGGCACGCACCTACTCCGGCCCCTACGACTACACCGGCACTCCCACCCGGAAGTACAACGACACCCAGGCCGGGCGGGACGCCGAACAGCAGGTCCAGAACCTCAACGACCAGATCAAGGCCCTGGAAGACCTGAAGGGAAAACTCGGCGACGTGTCCGGTGCCGCCGCTGACGCCGTATCCTCGCAGGCCGCCCTCGGCCAGGTCGTCCAAGGCCTGACCGGGAACACCCAGGACGCCGCCGACGCCCAGAGCGGCCTGGCCGACGCCACCGCTGACGCCGCCGAAGACGCCAAGACCGCCGGGCAGGCGTGGGATGAGTACCGCCAGGCCCTCGACTCCATCATCGACTCGGCCTTTGCGTTCACCGACGCCGAAGCGAACATGTATTCCGCCCTCGACAACCTCAACCAGAGCCTGTACGACAACGGCAACGTCTTCAACACCTGGTCCGAGGGAGGACGCGAGAACACCAAGGCCCTTGAGGAGTACCTGAAGTCCGTCGCCCAGTACGCCTCGCAGACCGCCGAGAGTATCGGCCTGTCGGGACAGCAGGCGCAGGACTTCATCGCCGAATACGTACTGTCCGCCATCGACGACCTCAAAGCCCAGGGTGTCGACACCACCTGGGTGGACAAGTACATGAACGACGTCGTCAACTCCATCGGCCAGACCGTCCAGGGTCCGACCCTCGACATGTCCGACATGAACCACGGCCTTCAGGACGCCGTCAACAACGCCAACCAGGCGGCTGCCCTCATCCAGCAGATCCTGCGCGGTGTTGGCATCTCCACGTCCTCGCGCCCCACCGGCGGAGTCTCGATCAAGGGCGGCGGCGGGGGCAAAAACAAAGGCACCCTGCTCAAGGGCGGCAGCAGCCAGACGGCCACGGTCCAGGGCGCCCAGAAGCAGGCCCTGGCGATGATGGCTCGCCAGTTCCAGGGCGCCGCCAAGGGCTTCTACCAGTTCACCCCCAAGCAGTCGTCTTCGGGCCACGGCGGTGGTGGCGGAGGCGGGGGCGGCCGTGGCGGCTCCGGCGGCGGGGGACACGACTACACGCCCCGGTCCTCCTCGTCGCGCACCAAGAAGGAGAAGACCCCCGAAGAGATCTTCGAGGACTTCCTCTCACGCCTCGACAAGGCCATGAACTCGGCCTTGAACAAGTTCTGGCAGAACCAGGACGCCAAGGACAAGTACCACGCGCAGCTCAACTCGATGCGCAAGACCATCGAGGATGCCCGGAAGTCCATCGAGGACCTGTCCAATGACATTTGGGACTTGAACAACACGCTCTCCGAGAAGGAGAACGACCTGGCCAACCAGCGGTACTTCCAGTCCGTGGCCAAGAAGTACGGGGACAACTCGCGGGTGCGCGACATTCAGGTCGACATTGACAAGACCACGAAGGACATCGCCGACACCAAGAAGCAGATCGCCGACAAGCAGAAGGACATCCAGGTCACCCGGGACGGCATGTACGCCCTCCAGGGGTACACGGAGGCGGCCATCAATAACAGGGCCGCCCTCAAGGCCCTCCAGTCCACCATGATCGACATGATCAACGCCTACGCCGCCTCCGGGGCGTCCACCGAACAGCTCACCGCCTACGCCGCCCAGCTCAAGCAGGAGTTCATCGCCCAGGCCACGCAGATGGGCTTCAACCAGAACGAGGTGACCGAGCTCGCCGGCGCTTTCGACCACCTCACCTACACGATCAACACCACGCCCCGTGTCGTCGACGTGGAAGTGTCGGACAACGGCTCGGCCGCCGCCACTGGGGACCGCATCCGCAACATGGCGTCCAACGGCGGCGCCGGCTACTCCGCCCCCGTCACCGCTCAGGCGGACACCTACAAGGCCGTCTGGGACCTGCAAAAGCTCACCAAGGACGAGTACAAGAATATCTACGTCCAGTTCCGGCAGATCCAAAGCCCTGTCGTCGGCATGGGGGTCTTCCGGGGCGGGCGCTTCGCACACGGCGGCCGCGTACCCGGCTACGCCACCGGCGGCGGGCTGCTCGGCGGACGCCGGGCCGGCAACTGGGACGCCGACAACCTGCTCGGCATCAACCGAGCCGGCGGTGTCGTTGGCCTCCAAGGCGGCGAATACGTCATGCCCCGCACCAGCGTCGACCGGTACGGGCCCGACATGATGGAAGCCATCCGGTCCGGTCAGTTCCGCCCCGAAGTCAAGGTCAACAACGGCCCCGGCTTCTCGGGACCCATTACCATCAACCCCAACCAGATCCACCAGCTCGCCCGCGCCGTGTCCACCGTCCTCAAACTCGACGGGCGCACTGTCGGCGCGGCCGTCAACAACGTCAACGCCGCCTCCGGGCGGAGAGGGACCTACTGATGACAAACGGAGTCGCAGCCCTGTGGACCGGCCGCCGGTTCGCGTGGATCCCCGCCCCTGATGCCCCCGCCAGCCACACGCTGGTGTCATGGGGGTCCGCCGACCAGCTGGTCGGAGGCGGGGCCGCCGTGTCGGCTTCGCGTTACGCCGCTCGCACCATCGAACTGTCGTGGTCGAACCTGACCCGCAGCGAGCTCCTCCTCATCCAGGACATGTTCACCTGGGCGGGCGACGACGAGATCCTCTACCGGGACGACATGAACTCCGGCGGCAACATCCTCTCCCCGCTCCTCGGTCGCCCCCACCTGCACGCCGACGCCCTCACCCCGCTCGCCTACGACGACAACGCCGTCGCCCTGGCCAAGACCGTCAACGTCAACAACGGCCCCCTCAAGGCCCTCGCCTTCACCGGGGTCGCCCCCACCGACGGCAAGACGCATACTTATACGGAGCGGGTCATCATACCCCCGGGGGCCGACATGTACATCGTCGCCTCCGGCGCCCTCACCACCCCCGGTGTCGTCCAAGTCACTGGCGGCATCAACATCTCCCCCGCTGCCATCTCCAGGATCCCCGGCGACGCCGACGCCCCCCGCATTGTCGAAGTCGTCGTCACCGCCCCCACCGCCCCCGGCCAGGTTCTCACCTGGGTGCGCGCCGCCTTCGGCCCTAAAGGCGCCAACGCCCCCAACATCTGGCCCTACGCCACACCCGAAGGCTTCGGCTCCATGCGCGTCGAACCCGGCTCCTTCGCCGTCACTGGCACCAACCCCGCCCTCGGCATATTCTCCGCCACCCTCAACCTCAGGGAGGTCTGGCCATGGCTGTAAGATTCTTCGGCGCCCCCACCACGGTCGCCTCCTGGTCCTACGACGAAGACGCCGTATCACTGGACCGCGGCGAATCACCTTCCGGCACCGCCACCGTATCCGTCGCCGGAGCCGGCAGCTACCAGCCCCAAGACCTGACCCCGCTACTGGGCAAAACCCTCATCGTCCAAACCACCGACCACGGCCGGTCCGACATGACCGTTACAGACCTGACCATCGACGACGACTCGTGGACCCTCACCGGCGGATCCGGCCTGTCCGCCCTCAACCAGGTCGGCACCCTCAACCCCGTCCACCGCACCGACATCAACAACATCATCCTGCGCTGCTACCGGGCGGTGCGAGCCTACGCTCCACCCATCGACATGGACGACACCGTCAAAGACTTGCGGTTCAACATGCCAGGCGGGCGGGACAACGTGTGGGCCATGCTGCGCCGGTTCCTGAGCGCCAACATGTTGGATCTGTCGTGGGCGGGTCAGCGCATCCGCGTCACCGCCCGCCCCGGGCGCACCGTCTACCTCCAAGACCGCCCCATGTCGTCCACCGTGTCGTTGGAAGACGGGGCCAGGTCCAAGGAGATCCACGTCAACGTCTACCACCGCACCCCCCTGGGCAATGACGACCGAGGCCTCATCTACCCGGTACGCGCCTCCATGTACCCCAATGCTGACACCACCTTCGGCGACGACGCCGACGGAAGCGTCATGACCGTCGGAGCCGGTGAGCGCACCACCACCACCATCCACTTCGGCGCCGAAGTCACCTACGTCAACCAGCCGACCATCGTGCGGAGCATCCCCTTCAAAGACGGCTCCCCCAACCTTGCAGCCTTGCGCAACGGCCTGTACGTGGTCGTCGGCAAAGACAACAAGCCAATCATGCCCGCCCAATGGAACGACATGGGCGGGGGTCTGCGCGTCATGCTCAACGACGACCGGCGCAGTGCCGACATCATCTTCTCCGGCATGAACCACGAGTACCTCGCCCCCTACAGGCTGTGCGAATCCGACGGCAAAGTCGACCACCCCGCCCTTTACTTGATCGGCGGGTTCGGCTCCTACGTCGACATCGAAACCCTCATCCTGCACACGGGAGCGAAAGGCACCGACGACATCACCACCATCGACAACCCCGCCATCGACACCCGCGCCAAAGGATGGGCCGCCGCCCAGGCCGCCGCAGACGTCCGCGTCGGAGCCACCATGACCCTCCAATGGAAAGGCGCCAAGCCCGCCGAAGAACAGATCTTCGGCACCCTGGTCGGCGCCCGCTTCTACTTCAAACACCACTGGTGGCGTATCGAATCCGCATCCTTGAGCGAGGGTGGCCTGTCGTTAGAGGCGGCCCTCCACCCGCTCCTGGCCGACTACAATCGCGTCTACCCGCAGGTCTCCGGGCCGCCCCTCGCCGGGCGCACACTGCGGGACCTGTCAACCGTAGGGATCCTTTGAACCATGGCCTCGTTCTCCGCCTCCGTCTTCCCCGCCTCCAACCTGGCCCCCCAGGCGCAGCAGTGGCGGGCCGCCGTCGAGAAGCGCGTCAGCATCCTCGAAGAGCGCGACACCTCACGCGGCGCTCGCAGGGCCATGGCCCAGTGGGGGGCGGCGCTGGCGGCGGCCAGCACCCTCGACGAGAAACTCGCAGACGTGGCCACCCTGGCCGGTGCCGCCAGCGCTAAATCCGACGACGCCTTGTCCTGGCATGACGTACCACCGGTCTCACCGGGCCCGGGTGTCGACAGCCCCGACATCCCCGTCAATCCGAATGCCACCTGGTACGTGTGCGAGCTGTCGAAGCAGGGCGGTGTCGACAAGGATCGCGTCAAGGAGGTGTGGCAGTGGAACCCGTCCGGTTCGCCCAGCGGCGGCCAGCTGGGCAAGTGGATCCAGCAGCGCTGGGGCACCGACACCCTGGGCGAGGGGGCTGTCGACTACAAGAACCTGGCCGCCGCCGCCCGCGGTGACCTGGAGGCCGCCAAGGCCCTGAAGGGGCGTGTCGACACCCTGTCCGCCTCCTACGAGCAGACGAAGGCGGATCTGGAGCAGGCGAAGAAGGACGTGGCCAAGGCGGTGGCCGGTGCTAAGGCTGTCATCATCTCCGACACGGAACCGGCGGGCGCGGACCGCAAGCCGGGCAACCTGTGGGTGTCGACCGCTGGGGGCACCACCCGCCTATACGTGTTCGACGGCGCCAAAGACGCCTGGGTTCTCGTCGAGGGGGACAGCGCTGCTCAGGCTGCGGCAGCTGCGGCGGAGGCGCAGAAGAAGGCGAAGGAGGCCCTGGACAAGGCACAGGCTGCCCAGGACATGGCCACGGCCGCCCAGCTCGCTGCACAGCGCGCCCAGCAGTCCGCCAACGGGAAGAACACGATCTTCTACCAGCCGGACAAGCCGACCCTTAATGGGCGCATCGAGGGTGACTTGTGGTTCGACACGGACGACGGCTACAAGATGTATGTGTACAGCGCCGCCGCCCAGGATTTCGTGAACAGCACGCCCACGGCGTCGGTGGACGTGTCTAAGGTGATGGAGGCCTTCACGGAGCAGTCGTCCAACATTCTGCCCGGGGACTACCCACCGGACGGCGGTACCATTAACAAGTCCGTCTGGGCGGCGCCCGACGGGCGCGTGTTCAAGAAGATCTCCTGAAGAGAGGAAGGAACTCCGCATGCCCAAGTACGATCTTCTGCACGACCCCTGGGTCGACGGGTCCACCGCGAACCCCGTCGACGCCGCCGCCCTCATGCACATCGAGGCGGGCATCAAGAGCACCAACGACCTGGCGTACCAGTTGGACCAGAAGGTTGATGACCAGGCCATCCGCCTGGGGCAGGTGAGGAAGACCGCGGAGGATACCAAGAAGACCGTGGCCGCCCAGGCGCAGACCCTCATCGAGCACACGTCGTCCATCCAGGACCTCAAGAGCAAGACTTCCGACATCGGCGGACTTCTTCGCCGGTCCGACACCGGCGGAGCCGCTATCCTTCCCCCGGGTGTTATCGCTATGTACGCATCGGACAGTGTCCCGGCCGGATGGCTGTTGTGCATGGGGGATGAGGTTTCTCGTGCTACGTACGTGGCCCTGTTTAGCGCCATCGGCACCCGGTACGGGGCGGGGAACGGGAGCACTACCTTCAATCTTCCGGACCTGTCCATGCGGTTCCCCCTGGGCCGCAGCAGCGTGGCGGGTACGGACAAGGCGGGCGCTAAGGGCGGTGAAGCCGCGCACACTCTTACTGTCAGCGAAATGCCCGCTCACTCTCACAGCCTATCGGATACCGGATTGGCCCACTCCTTCGCATGGGGCGCATCGGGGAGCGTGGGTACGGACTCCAACGTTCACGCGGGCGCGTCGGACGGGAACAAGATGTACACCTGGCAGGGGCCGTGGAATAAGACTCAGGACACAGGGTCGGGCATGGCGCACAACAACATGCCCCCGTACCTGGTGGTCAACTTCATCATCAAGGCTTTCTGACATGGCGGACGTCGAGTACATCACCGCACCCGGACCCGGGCTGCTGCCGGGGTCGGACAACCTCCCCGGCTGGGACAACAAGGCCCCGGACACTACGATCGTGCACGCCCACGACGGCGGGGCCTGGGAGGAGATCACCGACGAGGAGACCAAGCGCATCGCCCAGGCGGCCGCGAAACAGGCCAGTACCATACGCACCGTGGTCTCTTCCATCGGGGGTGTGTCGTACTTCTACAAGGGTGACTACGACCCACCCATGCGCGGCAACGGACCCGGTGACGCGGCCTTCGCCCTGGACAACAACGACAACGTCATCCGTCTGTACCGGTGGACTGGAACAGCCTGGGTTCGCCACGAGCTCGACAACGCCGTACTCGCGAACCTGGATGTGGGCAAGCTGACCGCCGGGTCGGCCAGCATCTCCAACGTCGTCGCCAAGCACATCTGGTCCGGGATCGTCACGTCCAAGGCCGTCGAGGCGGAGCAGATCACGGGCGACATGATCGCCGCGAACTCGTTCACGGCAACCTCGGGCCACATCCAGTCCTTGGACGCCGGTGTTATTACGACTGGGCTCTTGGAGGCCGACCGTATCGCGGGACGGTCGATCACGGCGGCCCATATGCAACTGGGCACTATCACCGGGGAGTCCGGCATCCTGAAGAACCTCAACGCGGCCGACATCACAACGGGCGTCCTGTCGGCCGACCGCATCGACGCCAACACCCTGCGCGGCAAGCTCATCGAGGGGGCGGTCATCCGAGGCGGATACATAGAGGGGGGCAAGCTTACCGCCGTCAACCAGCAGTACCCTGATAGCAAGGTGCAGATATCCGATATGGGCATGAACTTCATCCTGCGAAACACCACCTACATGTCTATTGGACGGGGAAGCCGGGGGTTCGTTATGCCTCGTGTTCCGGACGAGGGTATCGAAGGTTCGTCCGGATCGGTGTTTTGCTATAATGCCCTTTACGGTTTGCACAGGCTGCTACAGAGCACCGAGAAAACCGTGTGGAACGAGGACTATGGCTTCATTAAGGTTTTCGCCCTCCGTAACTATGGCCTTCTATTAAAAAACGCTGTGGGGCTGTATTTGATCAACGCCACTGTTTATAGACGGCAGCTCAACGACCTCAGAAACGACTGCATCTTCTCTTTCCACGCCGTGGACTACGATAACCCCTCACTCAAACAGACACCCGGGTACATCCGTATCCCAGCAGGAGTGAAGAGCACCACCGCCACCTGCTTGTTCGAAGGGCCGGCCCATTTCGGTAAGAACCGGACTCTTGGTCTGGCCATCTCGTGCCTCGAAAACGGCCAGGCGAAGAACCAGAACAGGTTCATGTACACCGGCCTGCACTATGTCGGCTGGCTCGCATCAAACGGCTTCTAGGAGACTCCATGACCGGAACAGACCCCAACGGGATCTACACTTACTCCGCCGACGACACCGCCGCCAACTGGCCCACCCTGCTCAACATGGGTATGTCGTCCGTGTCGAACGTCATCACCGGCCTGCGCCGCTCCAGCGTCTACAAGGCCAACAACGCCGCCGCCGCCAACACCCTGCGCGACAACCTCATCAAATCCGGCGTCACCCCCTCAGCCACCGACCCCATCCTCATCTACCTCACCTCCAACGGGCAGATCATCGCCTGGGACGGCAACACGTGGAAGGCCAACGGCTCCGACGTTTCCTCCTGGATCATCACCGGCTCCGAAGTCGCCTCCCCGGCCACCCCCATCACCGGGGGCATCCTTGTGGGAAGCCGCGGGGAAGCCTCTCACTTCCGCGAGGAGGTGGGCACCAGTGTCATCCGCGTGCCCACGCCGCCCGACCCCCGGTACACGGGCTTCATGAGCCTGTCGCGCAAGTATGTGGGAATCGCCTCCGCCATCTTCAGTAACGGCGACCTGTGGTCCTTCGGCGGCAACGTCGGCGGCGCCGGGTACGGCTACGACCGGGTCAAGAACAACGACGGCCAGATCGTCCGCCTGCCCTACATCGCCTACGGAGCCCGGCCCGGTAGCCTCATCCGCGTCAACTACATCATCAAAGGCTGGGAGGCGTGAGCCTCATGTACATACCCCACCCGCCGTGGGCCAACACCCTCGACCGGGGCCTTCGCGCCATCGGCTACCTGGCCCTGTCGCTGTTCTCCATCCGCGAGGCCGGGCTCATGCCCTACACGCCCGACGCCGCCATCTGGTACAACCTGGCCGTCCATATGGTCCTGACGCTGACAGCCGCCGGCTGTGCACTGGCCTGTCTGTCCGGGCGGTCGCAGATGGAAATGGTCGTACTGCCCCTCGTGCTGGGCTGCGCGTGCGCCTCCTGGATCCTCGTCGTATCCGCCCACGGTTTCGGGGCCCGGTCCGCCCTGCTTCTGTCCGTCGTGTTCCTGCTGTCGGCTAGAATGAACTGGCTGCGCTGGTTACGACACCGCGCCATAATCCTCACCGCGCTACGCGATCGCAACAGTAACGGTACAGACGGCACAGACAGGGGGTGATCGCTTGACGCCCCTGCTCACCACGGTGGGGTCCGTCATCGCCCTCGTCACCTCCGCCCTGGCCGCCTGGGGCTCCTGGGTGAAAGTCAACGCCGATCGCAAACAGGGTGTCGGCGAAGCGGAGATGGCCCGCTCCAGGTTCGGCCTGGAAGCCCTCCAGGCGGCCCTGAACGTGAAGGACACGATCATCACCCAGTACCAGGAGGAGAACAACCGCCTGCGCATCGAGGTGCACGATCTGAAGGTCGAGGTCGAGCGCCTTCAACGGCGCTGCAAAGGCAACTGAACCGGAACGCGAAGAAGCCCGCCCTCTCCCCGAAGGAAGAGGGCGGGCTTCGTGCTTCCGCTACTTCGACATGCGCTCCAGCAGACCCTTCAGGCAGAGCGTCATGGCGCAGTAGTGGTAGAGGTGGCGTGCGGCGTCGCGCACGTCGTCGGCGTCGGGCTGATCCACGGAGCGGCCGGTCGGCCAGAACCCGAGCGCCTTGAGCGTGGCGTCGCGGACCAGGGTCTTGGCCTGCGTCGGCGTCTGGTAGACGATCGGGCGCCTGTCGTAGATGTAGTCCATGATCGCGTTGACCTTCACCGGGGTCAGGTCGGCGAGGAACTGGTTGTGCGGGCGCAGGTCGAAGCGCTCGCCGACGACGACGTCCGGCTTGTAGCACCAGATGGCGCCCTTGAGCGTGAACGCCGTGTCGGTGTGACTGTCGGAGATGAACTGGTCGTACTCGACGATCTCAACGTCGTCACCGTCGACAGCCCCCAGGACCCACCCGGTCGACACCCCCGGGTCGTAGGCGAAGATCTTGGTCACCAGCCCATCACCACCAGGCACGAGACGATCGTGATAACCGGACTGAAGCTGATCCACAGCGGGATCTGCGCATCCTCGCGCTGGGTCGCCGCGAAGAAACCCAGGAGGAGAGCAAGACCGAAGGATACCAGCCCCACGGAGAAGAACTCTTGGAGTGTCATCAGCTCACCACCGCCATGATCAGGCCGAACCCGACGAGGAATGCCGACAGGCAGGCGATAGTCCGAAACCACCACTTGGAGAAGCCCTCCGCGTGACCGTCCTCGGCGAACATGTACCCGGCGCTGAACACGAGCAGTGCCAAGGTCAGGCCCCAGTAGCCAAACCACCCACCTGCGCTCACGTCTCGATCACCACCGCGTCCTCGCCCCGCAGGTCACGCGGCTCGGCCTTGCGCCAACGCCCGGAACCCTTGGCGTGCGAGGCGACAGCCCGGCACATGCTCACCCGGGCGGGGTCGCAGCCCTCCTTGCCCCGGTGCCACGCCAGGACGGGGATGTCGCCCTTGTCGAACCACACCCGGGTCAAGGCCCGCAGCATGGCGGCCACGCCGCAGGCCCGGGAGCGCCGGACCCGCTCCGGCTCGGCCCTCGGGTCGAAGGGGGCGGGGGACCAGATGACGTCGAACTCGTTGACGCCGCCCCACAGCGCTTGCCCACCGACGTTGTCGATGATGTGCACGCCATTGGGGTGCATCTCGATGCGGATCGCAACCTTGCTACCGCGGCTCACGAGTGGTTCCTCCGCTCGGTGTCGACAACGATGCGAGCGCACCAGGCCAGGGCCATGGCCGCGACCTGGATGAGCTCGTCACGCAGCGGGGCCGCGTGGCCGACGGGGGTGTCGGCGTCGGGGGTCAGGGCGCGGGCGACCTCACCGACCTCCTCGGCCAGGATCACGAACTTCATCTGCTCGCTCACCTCCGGGTTGAAGGGGGTGCGACCCTGGTGCTTGTCGTAAGCCCGCTGGTACTCGGCGACGACCTCGTTCTCCAGGACGCGACGCGCCCGGCCCCGGCGGCGGCGCAGACCGTGCAGGGAGGAGCCGTCGGTCTTCTCGTCGAGGTAGGCGACCCACAGGGCGGCGCGGGCGGCGATGGCGGACAGGGTGAAGCGCTTGGCCCCGCTGCTCCAGGCGGCCGAGGTCAGGAACATGATCTCGGCCAGGTAGTTGTAGGGGTTGACGGTGTTGCAGCCCACGTAGTCGATCTCGTCGACGGCGCGGGCGACGGCCGGGTCGATGTCACTCATCGGTGCTCTCCTTCTTGTTGTTCTCGGCCTCGACCTGTGCGGCCAGGCGGCGGGTGGTGTCGACGAGCTCGGCGCGCTCCTCGTCGAGGTACTTCAGGTCGCGCTGGGCGCGCAGGAGCTTGAGCTCGGTGTCGCTGGGCCAGGGGACGGAGGCCTCCACGTACTTGTGGCTGCCGATGTAGTCCGGATCGACGCAGGTGTTGTAGTACAGACGCCCGCCCCGGGTGAACAGCATGCCCGCCAGGACGGTCACGTACGTGGTGTCGACACCGGCGGCCTTCAGGACGATCTTGGCGTCGCGGATGAAGGAGTACGGGGCGCAGTCGGAGATCCTGATGTTGGCGTCAGCGCCGTCGTAGAGGCGGATCTTGCGCTCCAGGTACCACAGTGCCTTGTGCAGGTCGTCCAGGGGGTCGGTACCCCTCTTGCGCCCCTCGCGGCAGATGTACTTGACGATGTTGCCGGACAGGAAGTCCAGGTGTTCGGTGATCTCGATGACCTCTCGGTCGCCGAGCCTGTAGTGGGGCGGGTGATTGATCATGTCGTCGGACATGGTTCCTCTCCTTCTTGTCATTCCTTGTGGTACCGCCGGCAGGTGTAGCCGGCGGCCTTGATCACGAGACCGTCGTCGGCCCAGTAGGGCGGGCGACACATGATCTCGGACACTTCGGCGACGAGCTCGGCCTCGCTGAGGCTTCGCTTGTCGGCGGGGATCTCGCAGACGACCTCGTCGTGGATGTGGGTGACGACCGGCCACCCGGCCTCTTCGAGGTGGCGCAGGGCGGCGACGAGGATGTCGCGGGCGACGGCCTGCACGATGTTCTCGGTGATGATGCCCCCGTGCAGGGGCTTGTAGGGGACCCGGGCCCGATCGCCCCCCGTGTTGAGGACGTGGGGTACGAGGCGGGCGGGACCGAGCGGGGTGCCGTCGACGTCGAGGGGCTGCTTCCAGTGTCGGGTGAGGCCGCGGTAGACGATGGGCCTCTTGGAGGGCAGCCACACGTAGCGGTCCTGCCCCTTGACCTCGATGCTGACCAGGCCGGTGTCGACGCCTCCGCCGGTGCCCAGGATGCGCTCCAGCTGCGCCCAGAAGCGCCGGACGGCGGGGGACTGGGTCCTCCAGATGTTCACGATCTCTTGCAGCCGATTGCGCAGGACGTCTTCGGGAGTGTTCTTGGGCAGGATGTTCCGGCCGCCCATGGCGATCATGGCGCCAATACCTCCTCGGTACTGGAGGGCCAAACTAGCGACCTTCCCGTGCTGCCGGTCAAAACCCTTCTCAGGGCCGCCGAGCTTGGCGGCCGTAGCAACATAGATGTCCTCATCGTTGCGGAAGGCGTCGATCATCCACTGCTCACCGGTCAGCCACGCCATAACCCGGGCCTCGATCGACGAGTAGTCGCACACGACGAACGGCCCCATGAGCAGCGGGCGGATCAGCTTCTTCAGCTCCGGGGAGGGGACCGAGCCGCCCTCCAGCAGCCGCCCGACAGCCGCCTCCTCGGCCCCGGTGTCGTAACCGCCGCCCGCGGCCTTGAAACCGTCGCGGGCCAGGTTTTGGAACTGGATGAGCCGACCAGCGAACCGGCCCGTCGAAGCACCGAAATACTGCATCGTGCCCCGCAGGCGGCCGTCGCCGTTCGTGGCCCGGATGGCGGCGGTGAACTTCGCGGCGGCCGACACCGCGCACTCCTGGCGCAGCGCGAGCACTCGGCGGACGTCGTCGGGCAGTTCCCCCTCCAGCAGCTCCTTTACCGTGTCCTTGCGCAGGTCCTCCGTGTCGACGCCCCGCCCCTTCAGCCACGTGCGCAGCTGGGCCACCGAGTTGCCGTTGTCGACACCAGCGATCTTCTCGATCTCCTTCAGCGCCTCGGCCCGGTTGTCCTTGAAGCAGCGCTCAGCGGCCTGAGCCAGGGCTGTGTCGACACAAACGCCCCGGTCGTTGATCCGCTGGTCCACCTCGTAGACGGCGCGCTCGCCGCGGGGGAAGTCGCGTGCCAGCCGCTTGGCGGCGTCGCGCATGGTCTCCACGTCCTGGTCGCAGTAGGCGCCGAATGCGGCCCAATCGTCGGGCTTCTCCTCAGCGGTCACCCTCTCGCCCTTGCGGCTGGGCTTGGAGAACAGGTTGATGAGCCGGGTTCCGGCCTCGTCCTTCTCCTCAGCGCCCAGTGCCAGGGCGAAGTCCTTCAGGGAGGCGGGCAGCCCCCACGCCCGTGCAAGGGCTGCGGTATCGAAGAACTGCTCGGGTGGCAGGAACCCCCGCCTCTTGAGCCTCGACAGGTTGACGCGCTCGAAGGAGGCGTTGTGAGCGATCTTGAGGACCTTCCTGTCGAACAGGCCGGGGATCGCCAGGATCGCCTCGTGTCCCTCGGCTCGGTGCACCTCGCCGTCGTTGAGAGCCCAGGAGCACATGAGGATCCGCCAGTCCGGGTGCTCCGTATACTTATACACTCCGCACTTAGCCAGATCGACGGGCGAGTAGGTCTCGATGTCGAGCCACAGGACGTCCTGCGTCATCCACGGCGCCCCGCCCTTCTCCGAGGCGGTCACCGTCCACCGACCCTGAAGCACGAGCGGCCAGATCTCGTCGAAGCCGCCGTCGGCGGGGGCCGTCCACGGGCCCTCGACACCGAACAGGCCGATGGCCGGACGGCGGGGGTCCAGCGGCCAGTTGGTTCCGGCCAGGTCGATGTTGCGTCCCATGGCCGTCTTGACGTCGCGCAGCACTCCGATCTGCTCGTCAGTCAGGTTACGGGGGTCGGGCACCAGGAACACGGGCTCGGCGGCCCAGAAGTCACTCATCGCCGTCCTTCTTCTGCTGCCCGCGGTGCGCCGTCTTGCCAACCCTACGGCGCACCTCCGCCTTGGGGCGCAGGGCGATGTTGTCCGGCCCCCAAGGCTTGTTGTCATCGGGCCGGGTGAAGTTGAAGTTCTTCAGCTCCTCCTCGGTCGGCAGGTTCATGTTGTCCAGGATCCACTGGACGCCCTCGGCACTGGAAGCCCAAGTGCAGCCGTAGTCGCGGATCCAGTTGCCCACCCGCTGCGACAGGAGCGCCCGCAGTGAGCGATTGGCGTTCTGCCGGGCCTTCCTGCGCCTGATGCGGCCACTATCGCAGCCGCAGGCGGGGGATTCGAGCAGACCCGTGGTGGTGCCCTGGCTGTGTCGCCCGCAGAAGACGCAGTAGATGTCGAACACGGCGCCGTTCTTGACGGTCCAGCCGACGGGGTCGAGGCTCGCCAGACGCCAGTCGCCGAAGGTGTGGGCGAGCAGCGCCCCCAGGAGGGGGTGCGGTGAGTAGGCGGTTCGAGGGATGGTGGTCATGATTCTCTCTTCTCGGTTGATGGTTATGCGTTGGTCGCGGCCCGGGCGGTGTAAACGACCTCGCGGTCGCCCGGGCGTTCGGGGTTGGGCAGGATATCTCGCAGAGTCCCCTTCTTCTGGCAGTGCATGAGGACCCGGGTGAGCGCCTCGGGCCCGTCGAACTTGTTCTGGAACTTGGTGACCAGGGCTGCGTACGACACCCGGTGGCCGGGCTGGGAGGCGACCCATTGCTCGACGTCGGACACCATTCGGCTGAACCCGTTGGAGTCGACCTGGTTGACCAGGGCCTCGGCGCACCTGGCCCACGTGCCCGCCAGGTCGATCGCCTTGACGACATGGCGCAGCTCGATGGTGTCCTTCATCTCCGTCATGGCCAGCAGGGCCGCCACCCGCAGGGCGGAGAACGACAGCCGCTCGCAGGTGGGGAACAGGGCCACGGCGTTGAGCGGGTGGTTGGCGGCCAGGAACGTGACGTCGTAGGCGAAGCACTTCCAGCGCTCCAGGGCGTCCTGATCGCACTTGAGGGGCACGCGCAGGTCGTCGAAGGGGCCCGACACGGGCACGGCGGCCTGGAAGCCCTTGTCCCAGTGCTTGACCACGGAGGTCAGGTGGTGGATGAGCATGTCGCGCACCTGGTCGACACGGGCCCGCTCCCCCGTGCGCCACGCGACGTCGTTCGCCCCCGGTTCGAAGCCCTCGCGGGAGTCGACGACGACCAGACACCGGGGTACGAAGCCGGAGATGATGCGCTCCATGGTCAGGTAGCGTGCGGTGAGGTCGAAGATGCCGGTGCCGTAGAACGACATCTGGTGGTCGACACCGCCCTTGCGGGCCAGACCCCCGGTCTTGCGCAGGATGGCGGGCACGCGCCCGTCGTAGATCTTGGTGAGCATGGGGATGAAGGAGGCCATGTAGGAGCCTTTGCGCGAGGCGGCGGCGAAGGTGTCCTGAACTTCGTCGACGCTGAGCAGCGTGGACAGGCGGGGCAGGTCGCCCAGCCATTCCTGGAGGGCTTCGGCGGTGGCGTCCTCGGGGGCCTCGTAGCCGCTGCTGTCGACACCGGCTTTCTCGGCGACGTCGGCCAGGACGCCGCGAGCCAGGCGCAGAGCCGTGCTTTTGCGGGACTGTGTAGTGCGCCCCAGGACCAGCCAGTACAGATTGAGGCCCATGTCGGTGAATGTGAGCGGGAGCTTGGCGTAGCGCGACAGGAGCGCGGAGAGCATGGCCAGGCCGCCGGCCACGGAGAACTCCCACGGGGCCTGCGGGCTTTTGTGCCCCACCCAGGAGGTGAAGGCGTCGATGAACGTGTCGTCGATGGGCTGCTCCTCGGGGTGGAGGAACTGCACGCGCGTCCAGTACAGGCCATGGGAGTCGGCGTCGAGCACGGAGGGCAGACGGTCGACGAGCGCTTCGGGCGAGGATTCGTCGCCGAATTGGTTGACGCCTTCCAGGGGGGTGAGGCCGAGGACGCGCAGGATGTCGGCGTCGTCGTCCATGATGAAGTCCTCGCCGTCGTGGTACTGCCTCCACCTTGCGGCGTCGCGCTGAACCTGCACCCACAGGTCGATGTCGAGGCGGTTGTCGCGCCGGTACTTGTTGCAGGCGGCCTCGTGCAGGACGAGGTAGCAGGAGCGCGCGTCGAACCCGGCCTCCATGAGTATGCACTGGAGGTGGTACATGCGGGCGGACCAGTCGTCGCCGATCTCAGGGCGGATCATGAACAAGTCGTTGGCGACGGAGTTGTTGACCAGGGCGAGCAGGCGGTAGATCTCGTTGGGGTCCTGCTCCTGAGGGACTTTGGAGTCGAGCTCCTCCTGGGAGAGGGGTTCGGCCGGGGGGTAGTGGGCGGCGAACTCGGCGACGGTGACGGCCTCGCCCTCGCGCTGGACTTCGACCAGGTCGACACCGCCCGCCCCTCTTCTCCTGACGGTCTCTTTGTCGTACTGGGTGACGCGGAAGGGAGCGCCGTACTCGGGCTTGGTGTTGTAGGACCAGGGGACGCGCAGCATCTTGGCCAGGGGCCAGCCGCGGTCCATGCCGTCGGCGGCATGGGCGTTGTACAGTCCGTGTGATAGGTCCTCGAAGTCGTTGTTCGACAGGTTCTCGGCGTCGAGGAACCGCCAGTAGCCGTGCCAGTGGCCCGGCGAGGTGCGCACGAACGTGGTGGGGAGGATCGCCAGCTTCGAGGGGTCCATGTCGTCGCCGTCGCAGTAGACGACGTCGCAGCGCAGCACGTTGGCCTTGGTGGCGTGGCGGGGGTCGGTCAGGGAGGGCGGCTGGGTGAACGTCATGGGCTTGAAGTAGACGTCGCTGCTGCCGTGAGCTTCGACGTAGCGCCCCATGGCGGCCTTCTCGTCGGGCCACATGAACCACTTGAAGACTGTGAGCCGCCCGAAGGGGTCTTTGGTGATGATGGGCACCCAGCCGGGCGTGTCGGGCAGCACCTCTTCGAAGAAGGCCATGTCTCTCTTTCTCTTCCTTCTCGTCTTCCGTCTCTTCCGCGGGGACGACGGGGCCCCGACGCCGTCAGTCTAGCGACGTCGGGGCCCTGCCGGTCACCGGTGCAGAATCACGACACGGTACCGGACGGTGGCGCCCTTGGGCACGAAGGAGGGGTCGTCCTCGTACTGTCCGGACCACGAGAACCGCTCGTAGTCGGGGTCCTCGAACTTGTCAGCGACCTCGCGAATCTCGATCTTGCCGATGTTGTCGTACCCGTCCTCATAGCCGTCGACGAGGACGCGAGTGTCGCCGCCCTCCGTGTCGCGCAGCCGCTTCAGCCTCTCGATCAGCTCGTCGATGGTCATCGGTCGCTCCTCATTCCGGCTCAACGGTCGTGTTCTGGGCCCAGGCTTCGGTCCTCAGGCCGATGTTCAGGACCTCCTGCTCCAGCCATCGAAGCAGATCGTCGGGGTCCATGTACTTCAGCCGGAACAGCATCCCGAACACTCCGGCCACCGTCGCGACCCGGACCTTGCGTCGACCCTGGTCCGTCTTCACGACACGCAGTCGGGTGGTCCTGGAGGCGGGGCTGTTCATGAGGTTCAGGGGGTTGCAGAAACCGAGGATGTCCCCGAGGTCCTTGACCACGAACCAGAGGGATCCGTCCTCCTCCACCACCACTCGAACGGGCTCGTCCCCATAGTGCAGCGTGATCAGTGCTGACCTGGTCATGTTGTCTCTCTTTCTCTTGGTTGGGTTCTAGTTCAAGTCCGAGTGCACTTCGTGCAGGGCCCACTTCAGGAGCTCGCGGCCGAAGGGCTTGCGGGTTCTCGCAGCGAACACGATGAGCCCGATGTCGGAGATGATGGTGCTCTCGTGCCGCCCTCCCCCTGTTTCCACATCCAGGAACTTCTTGTCTTCGACGGGAACCGTACGAGCCATGGCGAAGCCTGAGGGGAAGCCCAGGGCCCTGGCGAGGTCGGAGGCAACGAACCAGAGGCGGTTGTCGTCGAGGTAGGTGCGGATGACGTGCCCTTCGTAGTGCATGTTCCTGGATCGGTCCATCACTTCTCCTCCTTGTTCTTCTTGACTTCCTTCTTCGGCGGGAAGCCGTTGGCGTAGCTCCCCCTCCAGGCGCGATCGAGGATCGGGCGGTCGGCCTCGGTGTAGACGCAGACCTCGCGGACCTGTCCGGAGGGGGTCTCATCGAAGCGCTTACCAGGCTCGACGCCCCGCTCGGCCTTGTAGGCCTTCTTGACGTACTTGCCGAAGGTGGGGGCGTAACTCTTGATGTCGTCGCTCGACACCCCCCGCTCGCGCATGTAGTCCTGGACGTAGAGGGGCCGTGCGCTCGCCTCGATCTCAGGCGTGTCGCCCATGGCGCGGGCCAGGACGATCCTCGCCTTGGCCTCCAGGTAGCCGTCGTCGATGATGCCTCGGAACCTGCCGATGATGTCGGCCAGCCCCGCGGCCCTGACCAGGGCCGGGTCCTCAGTGTCCGGGGACTGCATCGCCCGCGGGTTGATGGCGGCGCCCTCATTGAAGTACTTGTCGAGGGCGTCGGCGGCCTCGCACTGGTAGGTGCGCACGAGCTCGCGCGTGTGCTCGTTCTTGAGGCGCCCAGTGTCGATGGTGGCCAGCCACATGGTGAAGGTGCGTCGGTCGATGAACGTCATCTCGCGCATCTTGCTGTCGGCGGCAACCGTTGTCATGATGACAACGGTTGCCCACGGCTGGTTCTGAACCCGCTTGAACTGGCTGGCATAGTCCAGGTCGAGCGCCTCGCAGACGGGGCGCAGGGCGACGTAGGCGCCGTCGGCGGTGGTGTAGATGGTGGTGTCGTGGAACGGAATCTGTGTGAGTTCCTTCACGGGATCTCTCCTTCTTGGTTGGTCGTGGGGTCACTTCGTGTTACCCCATCAGCCCCGATGATATACGCTCGGCGAAGATTCTGCAAGTCCTGAAGGACCTACGTTCTCATCCTCGCCCGCTCCCGGGCGTCCTTGCGCAGCTCGACATCCAGGACCTCGTCCAGCAGCCAGCGGTAGAAGCCCTCGGACCGCTCGGACCGGGACCTGAACGCCAGGCCGATCAGAGCCCTGGCCGACACCGCCCTGGCCTGATGCCAGCCCCGACGCCCCTCAATGCCGAACCAACGGATCTCGCCCTCGTCGAACCTGCGCAGCATGTTGGGCGAGTCCCGGTACCCCAGCAGGCGAGCCACGTCCGCGGCGACGAACCAAGCGCCGTCGCCGTCGACGAACGCCCGCAGCTCATTTTTCTCGTAGTAGAACAAAAGCATGGCTTCTCTCCTCCGACCAGGCCGCCGGGGCCCCGCGCTAAGCAGGACCCCGGCGACTGGAATCAGAACTGAACGGTGGCGTCCTCAGGCGCCTCGAAGTCGACCCTGTCGACGCGCCCCCACGGGTCGCCCATCAGCGGGGTGCCGTCGGCGTTGAACAGGGGCTGCTGCGTCACCCGGTCCTTCCGCTGACGGGGGGCGTCGAGCGAGGTCTCGATGACGCAGCGCCGCCCCATCATCGCCTTGAACAGCTTGTCGACGGTGAGCGGCAGGCCCGCCCCGCTGAGCATAGCCGTACGCTTGCCCGGGTCGTCGGTCCACAGGCCCATGTCAGCCAGCAGCCGCTTGAACCCGGGGTTGAGGACCTTCTTCTTCGCCCCGCGCATCTCGCGCTCGACGGAGAAGACGACCCAGCTACGCACGGGCAGGCCGTGGTCGGGGTCGTTGTTGTCGTCGATCTCGTAGGTGACGACGATCTGGGGTGCGCCGCTGTTCTTCGACGTCGTGCACTCCAGCTTCGACACGACGGCGTTATGCACGCCGGGCTGCGGAGCCCTGAAGTTGTTGTCCTCGACGACCTCCAGCCCGGACAGGTCCAGGCCGTTGAGGGCGCCCAGGTCGGCGATGGGTGCCCCGCCGCCGGCGGGGGCGAACGAGGCGAAGGGGTCGTTGTTGGCGGTCATGCGTTCTCCTTG